GACTGCCCGTGGGACGTGGTGAAGTCGAACGATATCGCCGAGGGTGAGACCGGCACCACCGCACCCGCAATGGTGCTGCAGATGCACTACGCGTCTCTGGAGGATATCCAGTTTTCTGCATATCAGGCTTTTTATGTGGTGCAAGAATCCGGCCTTGCTGCTGGCACCTACAACGTCAAGATTGGTCTGGACTGGGGCACCAACGTCAAGAACGGCACAAGCTACCAGTTTACCCTGACCAAGAACGCACCCGCAGGCGCACGCCTGACCGGTTTCTACAACGCCCCGGATACCGCACCCACCAACTGGAAGGTGTACGTCTATAAGGATCAGCAGAAGTCCGAACTTCTGGAGACCTGCAACGTCTCTGCCGGTGAAGCTGGTATGAATCTTGGAACCTTCCTTGCTAAGCCAAACGGCAAGCTGAACGGATTGCAGACGGTTGGCTACGGCGACGACAGGTGGTATAAGTCCGCATACCGCCAGTACCTCAACAGCGATGCACCCGCTAAAGAGTGGTGGGCTCCGCAGGACGAGTGGGACATGAAGCCCGATCAGGCGGACACTGTGCCCGGCTTCCTTGCGGGCTTCTCGGATGACTTCAAGAACGCACTGACCCGCGTGAAGGTCGTGACCTACGGCAACACCGTCACCGATGACGGCAGCGCTGTGGTGACCTATGACAAGATTTTCCTGCCCTCGCTGCAGGAGATCTACTGCTCGCCGCAGGTGTCTGGTGAGGGCACCTACTGGCCTTACTGGAAGGAACGCACCGGCGCAAAGACCCCGCAGGCGCTGTGGCAGACCTACCCGCTGCGCATTACCCGCTATCTGGCACAGCGCACTGTGGGCCGCAATGTGCGGCTGCGCTCTGTGGCTCGTGGCACCGGTGGCAATGCCTTCGGCGTGCTCTCCAGCGGCCACGTCGGCGACTGGGGCGCGGTCTTCGCGCGTTGCTGCGCCCCGGCTTGCAAAATCGTTGGGATGGTATAAGGAGGTACTTATGCAGATTATTCAAGCACCCGGCAGCATTAAAGCAGCCACTGAGACCGAAAACCGTGCGGCAGACCTTGCCAACGCCGTAGCAAAGGTGGAGTTTCTCTTCCTGTTGGAGGGCGTGCCGGTAGAGGATACCGCAGAACAGGAGGGCGCATACCATGACTGAGCACAGCAACGGCTACTATATGGCAAAGAGAAACTACGACAGCGGGATGTGGAGCAAAGCCATGCTGCAAATGCTGGTAGCCCGTGACCGCTTGACCGCAGCGGAATATGAGGAAATTACGGAGGAAGCGTATGCCTGATATCATTATGGACGTTTCCCGCTGGCAGGGTCGCATCGACTGGGACAAGGTAAAGGCAAGCAGGCTTGTCTCCGGCGTGATGCTGCGTGCACTGGGCAACAGCGCCAAAGACGCGCCAAGCAAGCCGTACATCGACCCCTATTTCGCCCGCAACTACGCCGAGTGCCAGCGTCTTGGCATCCCCTGCGGCGTGTACTACTACTGCAAGGCGGTCAATGTGGCAGAGGCGGACGCAGAGCTTGCCCTTTTGCGCAAGGTGCTGACCGGCAAGACAGTGCAGTTGCCTGTTGCGGTGGACATTGAGGACAAGTATGTGCAAGCGCCGCTCGACAAGCAGACCCTGACGGACATTGCAGCGCACGCGCTGGCTGCTATCGAGCAGATGGGCTTTTACGCCATGCTGTACACCGGGCTGTATTTTGGGCAGACAAACCTTTACATGGGCGGCGCTGCGCTGAAAAAGTACGATGTATGGCTTGCGCGATACCCAAAGGACAAGACCAAAACGAAGCCGGAGGATAAGCCCAAGACCGACTTTGCCTTTGGGATGTGGCAGTACACCAGCACCGCCAGCGTGCCGGGCGTGATCGGCAACGTGGACTTGAGCCACGCGTACAAAAACTACGCCAAAATCATTGCAAAGAAGGGTCTGACCCGTCTCCGGGAGGGCGCATGACCGAAAAACAGGCTATCATCTGGATAGTGGGCATCCTTGGCAGCGTGTGTGCCGCTGCGATTACGCTAGACAAGGTGCTGGACATCATCCACAAGTACATCAAAAAGGCACAAGCGCCGGACGCAGCACAGGACAAGCGTCTTGACGAGATGGAAAGGCGCATCGGTGCGCTGGAACAGGGACAGCTGCAGCATGGTGCTGCCCTGACCCGCGACCTTGGGAGATTTGGAGAAATCGACGAGGTGAACCGCCTGACGCTTGAAGCCGTCCGTGCCCTGCTGGAATCGCAGCTGACCGGAAACAACGTTGCAGCCATGCAAGCCAGCAAGGCGAAAATCGACAACTATTTAATGGAAGGAGTAACCAAGCATGGAAACACTGGTAACTAAGCTTTTGTCTGTTCTCCCCGCATGGGCGGCGCTGCTGCTCATGATGGGCGGGTTCGTTTTTTACGCCCTTGGCGGCATCCGTCTGGGCTACGGCGCAGCGGTCAAGACGCTGGTGCTCAACCTCATTGACCAAGCAGAGCGGGAGATTCAGGGCACCAAGCGCGGCGCAGAGCGCAAGGCGTGGTGTGTCAGGATGCTGCGCACCTACTTGAACAACAGCCGGTGGGGCAAGCTGGTCAGCTGGGCCATCACCGATGAGACCATCGGCACCGTGATTCAGTTTTTCTTTGACCGCGCAAAGGCGGCACTGAGTAAGGAGTAATACCATGAGCAGCACTATATTCGAGCAAACACCGCGCTATTATTATGATCAGCGTGCGTACCCGATTTTGTGGCCCGCAGTGTGTGACCATTTTGCCAACGGCGGCAAAATGGGACATCCCCGTGCCGTGACCGCTCGAGTGCGCAACGCCGGACAGCTGCCGCAGCCCTTCTGGCTCGGTGCTGCCTGTGGCGGCGGCTCGTGTAGTGCTGCCCGCTGCGCTGCAAGGACTTGACCGACAGCAGATGACCGCCGCAATCAAAAACGCACCGCTTGGGAGGGTAGACCGTAAGATAGCCTTACTGCGGTACGTTGAGCGGCTCCCGCTTCCGGACATTGCAGCACAGACGCATTACAGCCGGACGGCGATAGGCTACCGGCTGAAAGGCATTGAAAAAATGCTGGATGTATGATAAAATTAAACTAACAAATCCTCCCGGCCTCTCAAAGAAGCGCATTAGGGTGGATATTTGATACAGTCTCCCGCCCGCCTACTTACAGTGCGTACCATGCGGGAGACGATTTTATATGAATTATGGCAAATAAAATATATCACTTCTTGTCCCGTGTTTTGTTCGCTCTGATTATTTTGGGGGCGACATCAAGCGTTCTAAAAACCGTCCTTCCATTTTGGCATAGTGCATTTATAGGCGTGGTTTTATCGGTATATGCGTCTTTGCATTATACGCCATACGATTTATGATTTGAAAGGCTGCGGCCTTGTAGAGAGCGGTATTGCCTGTGGGCGGTTTCTCTCTTGATTTTAGACTTTGCCGTTTCGGCGGCATAAAAAATCCCCTGCTTTGCCGAAGCCCTGCGTGCCACGCGGGTACTTTGTAGGCAAAGTGGGGGATTTTTGCTTTATATACACTAGTTTTGTCGAAGCCATTGCCATATATTGGATATTGTGATATTTTAGTATCGCACTCCAATGTGTGCCTCTTTACAGTTAAGCGCTTATGCGGATTTTTCCGTGTGGGCGCTTTTCTTTTACCCTTGCAAATCAGCAACCGTCACGTCACAGCCGCTTGCGATTTTCTCAAGAGTTTTCGCCCGAATGGGCTTTCCGGCTTCTGCGTGTTGGATGGTTGCGGTGGACAGCCCGGTCTTTTCTGACAGCGCCCGGATGGTCAGACCAGCACCCTCTCGGGCGACTTTGATTTTGACGGCAGACACGCCGAGTGTCTTATAATCGGGTGACATATATCCGATTTGGAACATTCCCTGCTGCTGCAACGGCAATGCTTTGAGCGCAAAGCTGTTATCCACGTCCTCGAGGTCTACATCCTTCAGGACGTAAGCGCAGGCGTTGTCAAGCTCCGGGGTCATCTTGTGGAGCTTGTGTGCCAGCGTAATTTTCATCATCACGCCACGCACTGGAAACCTCGTAGCGTTGTCAAGGTCTGCCTGATTTGCATGGTCAGGGGTGCAGGCTTCGTCCAGCAAGCGATACAGTTTGCCGAGATTTTGGATGGTGGTATTTTCCATATTCGTTCCCTCCGTTTTTTACTGTATTGATTATACCGCAAAACTGATACAAGTGATACAGGCATAGTCGCCAGACTTTGCCTTATTTTTTTGTTCATTTTGTAGCAGTTGTATCAGTTTATATTTGTCCTTCGTTTGACGTTCGTTGTCCTTCGCTTTTTGCTGATGCGATACACTAGGAGCACAAGGAGGGATGTTTATGAGCTATTATCCAACACCCGGAGCGCCCTATGTTCCGCAGCAGCCCGTCAATCCTTACGGCGGCATGGGTACGGTCGGGCTTGCCACTCCCCTGCCCAACACGCAGATGCAGCAGGCACAACCGCAGCGTCCGCAGCCGATGAATGGGCAGCAGCCTGTTCAGCAGTCGGCACAGGAAGGCGGTTGGCTGCTTGGCAGGCCTGTTTCCAGCAGAGAAGAGTTTTTGGCGATACCGTCTGACCTGTACGGCAGATGGACGTATTGCCCGGATTTACGTAGTGGTGTCATCTACTGCAAACGTCTGAATCCAAACACTTGTGAATCTGACGTGTTAGAGTTTTACAGCCCGGAAGCGTGGCGGCAGATACAGGCGCAACAGGCACAGCAGACTGCTGCACCGACACAGCAGTATGTGCCTATTGAAGAGTATAACGCCCTCGTCCACAGGCTGGATGAACTGGAAAAGTGGCAGAAGAGCTTTTCAAAGCCCGCTGCCGCTGCGAAGAAAGGAGAATAACAATGTCCTCTCCGTTTGATGTGATTACGCACAGCCCCATCATGCAGCTTGCAAATCTGGCTCGTGCCGGGCAGAACCCGATGGGGCTTATCCAGCAGTTAAGCGGGCAGAACGCGCCTATCATGCAGGGCCTGAACCTGATTCAGGGTAAGAACGAAACGCAGCTCAGGACGATGGCACAGAACCTCGCCAAAGAGCGCGGCATCGACCTGAACCAACTGGCAAGTGCTCTGAACCTGACGCTGCCCCGGTAAAGCATCCCTCTAAGCGAAACGCTTCTCAGTTTTGCGGACTTGATAAAAACCGCTTTTATTTGGCTTCGCCCACCGCACACGGCGGTGGGATGGCATAACGCAAAACTGAAAGGAGTTTTGTTATGGACGATTTTGCAACTGGTTATCTGGCTGGGCAGGACGGCGGCAATAACGGCGGTGGCTTCTTCGGCAACGAAGGCCTGTGGGCGGTTATTATCCTCGCTATCATCTTCGGCTGGGGTACAAACGGCTACGGTCGGAACGGCGGTGACAACGGCATGAACAGCTACATCCCCTATTTGGTGGGCACTGGTGCAACCGGTCAGGGCGGCGCAGATACTCGTGCGGCTTTGTCGGAGGGCTTCTACCAGCAGGACACTTCCCGTTCTTTGGCTGGCATCCAGAGCGGTATTTGCTCTCTGGGCTATGACCAGCTCGCACAGATGAACAACCTCAACGCTACCGTTGCGGGCGGCTTTGCTGGTACTAATCAAGCGATCTGTCAGCTCGGCTACCAGAACGCACAGCTCGTGAACGGTCTGGAACGCAGCGTGTCCAACGGCGACAACGCCATCAGCCTTGCTATCATGCAGGAGGGCAACGCACGGCAGGCGGGTCAGACCGCTATCCAGACGCAGCTTGCATCTTGCTGCTGCGAGAACAAGCAGCTCATCGGCGACCTGAAGTACACCATTGCACAGCAGGACTGCGCTACCCGTCAGGCTATCGCAGACAACGCCCGTGCCATCGTGGACAACTGCAACGCCAACTTCCGCAGCATGATGGACTACTTCACGCAGGATAAGATTGCCACTCTGACCGCTGAGAACCAGAACCTGAAGTTCGCCGCTTCTCAGGATCGTCAGAATGCGCTTCTGACCACTGCGATGTCCCAGCAGACTGATACCATCCTGAACCGGGTTAATCCTCGTCCGATTCCCGCTTATCAGGTGGCGAACCCCAACGTGGGCGTGAACTGCTGCGGCTGCTGCTAACCTACACACTCCCCGATAACACCGGGTGAACCATCGGGGCAGGGGTAAGACACCTCTGCCCCTGATTTTTTAGGAGGAAAACATTATGGCTTGCAAAACAAGCTGCAAACTCTGCCCGCATCTGGTTTTGAGCCAGTCTGTCACGTTTGCCAATGACACGCTGACCATCAACATTCCTGCTGGCGCATACCAGAACGGAGAGAAGTATTGCATCGTGGTTGCCCAGAGCATCCCGGACACGACCACCATTAACGCTCCTGTTGTCATCACCATTGGCGCAGGCACTACCGCATACCCTCTGACCGACTGCAACTGCGCTCAGGCAACCGCTGAAAGCATCCACACCCGCACCCGCTACGCTACCCGTGTGGCAACGTCTGCAACCGGCACCGGCACGTTTAAGTATCTTGGCTGCTTCTGCCGCTCCCACGCCGGTGCGCCCGCGTCTATTTCTTGAGGAGGTGTAGATTATGGGCAAGAACACTTTTCGCCGCATGATGATGCTCCGTGACCACGACAAAAACCGTGAGCCGGAGCGTGACCGCCTTGAGGAAGAGCGTGACCGCAGGGAGCGTGAGATGGAACGCCGGCTGCGTAAGCTGGAAGGTGGCAACGACCGCTATCTCTACTATCCGCAGGAGGAGAACCGCTACATCGACCCCTACCCTATCCCCCGCTACCCTGACGTAGAGAATGGGCGCAGAATGCCGCAAATCGGCTTCTCGCAGAACGGCGACTGGGACAAGCGGTCTGGTCAGTATGAACGTGGCGGCGCAGACAGCCGCTCCATCAAGATGCCGCGCCAACACCTCACCCACGATGAAGCGGAGGAATGGTGCGACAGCATGGTAAATGCTGACGGCACAAAGGGCTGCCACTGGACGCTGGAACAGACACAGGACGTTGCGAAACAGCGTAATATCACCTGTGACCCGAACGATTTCTGGGCAGTCATGAACATGATGTACTCGGATTATTGTCAGGTCGCAAAGCGCCAGTCCGTTGACACTCCGGGCTTCTACGCTGACATGGCAAAGGCGTTCCTTGAGGACGCAGATGCCGCAGATGGCAAGGCATATCTCTACTGGGATTGCATTGCTGATAAGTAAAACAACCCCCTGTGTAGTCACAATGACCGCGCAGGGGGTTGTTGTTATCTCCAAATCATAAAGCACTTATTGTCTACGCAATCTTGAAGAATTTCTTTGAAGTCTTTGAACTTTGCGGGATTTTCTCTACCAGCATATCCGTAAATAATGCTATCGTCATAATCGCCTATAACTTTCAAGATTTCCTTGCAGGCACCGTATCGGATTTTTCCGTCACAGTCTGATTGATAAAGAAAATCTGCAATTTTGATTGGAAGTTCCTTGCTTTCAACCAATCGCTCTGTTTCGTCATTGTACGATTCAAGAGCGTGTTCTTTTTCGGGAGATGGCATATCGAGAATGTCATCAAGCTTTTTATAGTGCTCTCCGACTTCCGAATCAACAAGTTCTGCAACTTTCGCTCTCAACTTGAAAAAGCCGAAATAGCCCACATCCATTTCACGACCAGTCTTTTTGCATTTGATGGTTACGCCCATTCGTCAATCCTCCAAGAAATCCTCCAACTCAGTTCTTTTTATCCAATACAAACTTTACAAGTTCTTCAATTTCTTTCAAATTTACCATTATTTCATACCATCCTGCTGAATGCCCTTTATCATAAGCGTACCCCCAAATTTTTGCCGCTTTCTTTTCTGAAATCCCAAAACCGACTTCTTCTTGAATTGCCTTATAAATCTTTGCGTAGATTTCATCCCTACGCTTCATTTTCTCTTGATTCAGCCGCTTAACTTCATTGTCGTAATCATCGTTGTTCTTTTGCGCTTGCTCTTTGTTCCATTTTACCGACTTATCTTCGTCAAACACAAAATTTGATGGAACTCGCTTAAAGCCATAAGGCTTGCGTCCCATATTTTCCATTGCTTCATATTTCTGCCAAATGTCAGCCCATACGTTATGCATCTAAGAAATCCTCCAACTCAATCTTCCCCTCTGCCGCTGCAACCGCCAGAGCGTACACGAACTGTCCAATTGTCATTCCGTGTCGTCTAGCTTCACGGTTGATGTACTTTCGCTCTTCCTCGCTCATGAGGATGGTAATGCGCTTTGAACGTTTGCCATCGCCGCTTGCAACGCCCTGATGCGATTCCGGCATCGGGATTTTTTTCTTTGTCAGACCAGCTTCGGCTAGTGCGCCGGGAACATCGCCTTGTTCGATAAGACGTTGAACTTCCTTCGCCTGTTTCAGCTTCTTCGGCTTGCTTTCGCTTACTACGGCTTTATTCGGCTGTGTCTCGCTGTCTTTGGCTTGCTTCGGCTTAATACTGCTTAACTGTGCTTCATTAGGCTGTGCATGGCTGTCTGTGGCATCACTGGGCTTAATTGGTGCTTGTTCGGCTTTGTTCGGCTTTGTTTGGCTTACTTCTTCTTCCTTTGGCTCACTTCGGCTTAATGGCTGTTCCGAAAAAACAGGCTGAAAATCAAACCCGCCAAGCAGACCTGAGGATTTTTTGCTGGTTGATTTCACTTTTCTTCCTCCGTTTGGACATGCAAGCCTAAGTCTTTTCCATTCCTAAGCTCTTTATGGCGGTATGTTTCAAATTCTTCGATGTCTGTTCTTCTCATATAATATTTCCAACGTCTCAAAACGCTTACAATAGCATCATAACTTTCCATTTTTATCCCCCTCCACAATCATCTGCGCCAACGCCTTGAAATCCTCTGCGCTGGTGCTCTTTGCTGTGTCACCGCTAAACAGGCTGTGCCGCTCTGCCTGTGCTTTACGAACGCCCATAGACGGTCTAATCTTCACGTCCAGCAGGGTTGTGCCCATGCTCTGTGCAATCACAGGAAGCTGCTCCACAACCTCTTTGGACAGATTCTCACGGCTCTTGTACTGGTTCAAGAGCAATCCTTCAATCTTCAAAGTCGGGTTGAAGTATCTGCGAACATCGCCGATGGTCTGCGAAAGCTGGCTCAAACCAGCCAGTGCGTATCGGTCTGCTGTGATGGGAACGATGATGCTGTTGGCGGCGATCAGTGCGTTCACAAGCGCAAGACCCAACTGCGGGGGAGTGTCCAGTACAATGTAATCGTACTGCTCAGACACGCTTTCAAGGGCTTCTCGTAGCCTGAAGTTCTTTCCCATGTCCCGCACAAGCTGCTCGTCAATGTCCTTCAGTGCGCTGTCGGACGGCAGAATATCACCAGCTTCACAGTGCTGGATTCCTTCTTCAACCGTGCCTTGCCGTGTCATCACGTCAAACAGGGTACATACGTCCTCTGTCTGCGCGCCGTAGGTGTCCGTTGCGTTGCACTGGGCATCGCAGTCCACCAGCAGCACCTTCTTGCCAAGCAACTGCAACGCGCCAGCCAAACAGGTGCTTGTTGTGGTTTTTCCCGTGCCGCCCTTCTGATTGGCGACAGCTATTATTTTTGCCATTTTATCACTCTTTCTTTTAATAAAGCGAAGAAGAAAACGCCTTCACTTCATCACCGACCCACAGCACAGGTGTAACCTGCCATTCGGTCACAATTTTATCTTCAAGGTATTTTCCCTGAGAATCAATCCATTTTTTGTTACTTGAATCGTACCATCCAACTTGAATTTTTTCTTTGCCAGAGTTTTTATCTTTTGTTGAGAGAAGGATCCCGTGTGGCCATTCTTCCAGCTCTTTACCGGGCATTGCTTCTTCAACTTTATACCACTTGTCCTTGTCATAGCCTTTCGGAAACATTGGAATCATACTCTTTCTCCTTTCTGCATCATCTGCTCAACGCGCTACGTCTTACTGCTCTTGTAACGCTTCAATGGAATAAAACGCTGGCATATACTTGTCTACGATACCCGCTTTGTCTAAGCTTCTAATCAGATAGCCAACAGGTCTGTCCGGGAACGGCGTTCTGCTCAAAGACAAGATGTCATTGTATGCAGCTTTCACCGTGTCATAAACCGCTTCTCTGCGTCTTGGCAGCTTGATTTCAGGATGCTCTTTCTTCATCCACTTCTCAACTACCTTCGCCACATCAATGCAGTCCTGCTTTTCTAGTTCGTCGCACACAGACCAGTCGAAATCCTCGTATCCGCTTCTGCGGGGCTTTTTGGCAGCTTTTTGAGGTTCGGTCAGCACTTCGTTTGCCTGTGCTTCAATCAACGTCTCAGACGCTTTAATTTTGGGCTTAAACTTGACCGCAACAGCCTTTCGTGCCACAAGGACTGGCTCGTAGGTCACAACAATGTCAGACACAGCATTGATTTCGTCCACCGCAACGTCAAGCACTCGCTTGCGAAGGTTCTTGTAGACATCATAGCTGGCTTCCATCGCTCCGAGCTGCTCCCTCAATTTCTTCAGGCTGATTTCATGCGGTTTGTTGTCCATATTCAACCAATCCCGAAGAATCGAGTAAAGCAGAATGCTGTACTGTGACTTCATCCGTGACGTGTAACGCAGCCGATACCGAACATATCCGCTTTCGGCGATGTCAAAGAAGATAGAGCGCAGGTCAGGGTTGCAGGTGATTGCCACAACGTAAGACCTTGTTTCTGGTACATAGTCCAGTTTTGCCCTCGTGAATAGGACAAAGCTTTCAAATGTTCCTTTCTCCTTGTCAATAGGAATCGAAACCGTATTGCCTAAAAAGTGCTTGATCTGCGGCTCAATCCTTCTTGCATCAAGGCTTTTCAGTCCAAGAAGTTCCCTGTATTCCGCCAAAGTGAACTCTACACGGCTACTATTTGGGTCTCTCGGATTTATTCTTGATAGATAAACCTCCAACAACCGAAGTTCTCCTGCTGTGTAGTCCCTAAACTTCGCCCACACAAGGGACTTGCTTTTCTCGACAAGGTTGTTGTCTGATATTTTTGGCATCTGCTCACTTCCTTTAATGGTCTGAAAACAGTATACCACAAGTAGGGGGACGTGTCAACCATTTTCGTCCCCCATGGCTTGTCTTTTTGTCCCCCATGTCCTCGTCATTTCGTCCCCCGTGACTTGTCAAAACGTCCCCCATGCTTTGTCATTTCGTCCCCCATCTACATATTATATATTAAACAAGAAATAAACAAGAGGTTAAATATCATCGTTAAATAGTCGATGACGATAATTTTCAACAAATTCTTTATTTTTCCATTCCGGTTTGTGGATAACTGAACTTTGCATTTGCTAAATAAGACTGTAGCCGGAGAAAAGCCGTACATCGTTAGCCACATTAAACGTGGACGGATTGTGGATAGGTGTACAAAAAGTGGATGGAAAGGTATACCTAATCTGCACTATGGGGGACAGATTGACAAGCCGACCAATCACAGACAATAGATTTACGACAATTCGTTATTTATTCCGCGCGAATGTTGTCGATTTCCGGTCTATGGGGGACGGATTGACAAGGTAAAGGTATACCTAATCTGCATGAAACGTGTACAAAAAGTGGATAAACGTGTACAAAATGTTCTTCAAAAACTTCGATAATTCGGCAATCAGCCACTTATATTATTGGGATTCACGGTATAAGAATCGTTTGACTTCATGGCAGCTTCCGTTCCAGCATCCTGCGCCTGATAGAGAATCTCCATCTTTGGGGCGGTTCCGTTCGGGTCTGGGTCTGTTCCGGTGGCCTGTGCCATCTCATAGCTACCAGACACCATCCGGCAGACAGCGACCCTGTCCTTTAACGGCGTGTGGAGGTTTGCCAGAATCTCCGTCAACACGCCGATGTGGTCTGAGCCGTGATCTCCGTACCGGATGTATAACAAGGCATCTATCTCATAGGAGGAACACTCCATCATAGCATCTATGAGAATCCGCCGTTTCTCCAAATCGGAAAGGTCATCTTCCAGATGTTCCAGCAGTCCCGGATGAATGCAAGCGTCCATGTATCGAGCCACCGATACGCCGCAGCAGGTGAACCAGCGCATAGCCATCGGAAGGGAAATGGCTGCAAGACCTTGCTCCCAATTGGCGACCGTTCCACGATTCACACCCATTTTTGCCGCCAATTTCTGCTGGCTCAAGCCGGAACACATTCGAGCTATCTCTAATGCTTTGGCTGTTCTCACTAAATATTCATCCATAAATTCTCACCCTTTCAACAAAATCCAGCAAAACTGCCGGATTCGACAAGCCAAAAAATGGAAAAAGCTGCTATGGAGAACCAACAGCAGCCTATGTTATAACTGTATTGTCAAAAAATTCCAAAGAGGAGTGGAACAAAAATGAAAGAAACTGTAATCTGGAACCATGAACGTATGCCGATCATCGACGGAATGCCTGCCAGTGTTCCCGATGGGAAGCCGCACACACCTGAACCGTGGGAGGAAAGCTAATGAAACGAACCGTAGATGCTCTGATTGTCCCATACGCTCGCAGACGGACGCTGGAGCTTGTCCTGAGCCTTTCTGGGTACGATGCTGATAAAGATGCTTACCTCGAAGCAAAAGGCATCCTGGAACGCGCCATAGCCGCCTTAGACGATGGGCGCGACCCGGCAGACAACATCGAACGCATTGACGGACAGCTCGTAGAGCTGTGATTGGAGGAAAGATGGATAGGCGTTGCCCCTTTTGACTTGAACACTCGTGGCTTCCCTGATGTGAAGTAATGGATGTGAAGAAAACGTTCGATTTTTACAAAGTTGTTCAAAAGACATTGACTTAACAACTAGAAGATGTATAATCGTATCAAATGAACATCTGCATTTACCGATCGGGAGGATATGCCACAATGAGTGAACAGGAAAGAGCCAAGATTGACCGATTTATTGCATGGCTGCTGGAACACCCTGAGAAGATTCCGGCGGCAAAAGAAGCAATAACCATTGCATGACAAAACCCCTTGCGCATAAGGCTACCGAAAGCCCGGCGCAAGGGGTTTTATTTGTACCGGGTCAATCCTTACAGACTTTCATCAGTTTTAATAACCGGCTAGAATCGGAATTTACAGTTTCGCTTCCGTGATGCCCATCTTCATACGTCACATAAAATGTGACGCTGGTTTTAGATTTTGCGGATGCTGCACCGTAAACAGCACCGGGCAATCCGGCAATTGAACCGCCAACAGCAGAACGGAGTGCGGCGCTTCCGGCCTTCTTGCTTTCACCAGAGCCTACAATCTTTGCGGACACGGGTGTTTCGTACATTTTTGTTTTAAGCTTTTCTCTTTCAAGAAACATATCATATCCGCGTTTACCTTTTATCAACATCATAGCCCCAATGGCTGCAACGATTAAAAAGGCGGTTGAAGAATACACAAGGAAAATAAATGAAGCAACCAAGAAAAGCGCACCGAAGGCAAATGAAAACCTATCAACCATGTGAGAACTTTTGTCATTCAGCAGTTCTTCTTTGCTAAATTTCTTTTTGCCCACGCCATCACCTCACATAGTTCTGATAAGCTTCATCAAAGCTTCACGCTTTTCTTTCGGCATCTCTACTAGCTTCTGCTCAATCCATTTAATATCCGCGTCAACTTCGCTTTGCGGCTGCTGGGGCGGGTTTTCTTTTTGATTGCCAGTAAGAAGGTAGTCAACCGACACGTTGAAATAAGCTGCAATCTTAGAAAGAACCTCTGTGGACAGGCTTTTGGTTCTTCCGGCTTTCAATTCGGAAAGAAAACTGCGGCGAATCCCAATGTTACTGCAAAGGGTTCCATCTTTAATGCCCTCTTTTTCGCAGAGTGAATGGATGTTGCTGTACAAGTCCGACATAAGAATGCTCCCATATTTGTGCAAGTATACAAATGCACAGAATTTTGTACAAAAGAGTTGACTTGTACAGAAGCCTGTACTATAATACAGACATGGGCAGTACAGAACGCTGTACAATATAAACTCTCTACACCCTTATATTAGTACAGTTTTCCGTACTTGTCAATAGATTTTAGCAAATGGAGGTGGAATTTTGAAAGAAAACTTCCGTTCTGGCTTTGAGCTGGAAGTGAAGATGAAGCTGTTGCAGCGAGGTATGAAGCAAACGGAGCTGATTCAGGCGGTTCAAAGCGATACTGGATTGTTCCTTGATGATTCGTACCTCTACAAGATTCTTCGTGGCGAGCGAAAGCCGGAGAAGATTATCCAGAGCATCTGCAAGATTCTTGAAATCGAGCAGAAGGAGGACTGAACATGGAGCAGATTATCACCTTAAAGGTATACCTTGAGTACCCGGAAGAAGCGCACCACGCCATTGACGAAGCGACAAAGGCCTACGAAGAAAGCAAAAAGCGCTGGGACGCCTTTGAAATCAACGAAGCCAAGAGCAGAGCACGAGACATTTTATACAACCTGTGCAATGAAGGCTACAGTATGATATGGACGGTCACGGATGGCGCTGTCGGCCTGACGATCTGGAAGAGTTTTAAGGAGCCTTGTGTTGGCCAGTGCTATATGCCAAAAGAAAGCCTGTTTGACATCTGGGTCGAAAAGCTAGTTGCGCTGTGCATTGCCACAGGCAAGGAAGTCCCGAAGTTTATCACAAATAAGGCTGGTGAATGCTGGTGATGAAATTTCGTAAAGCTCAAAGCCGCAAACGCAGGCTGAAGCTGGCGATGGCAGCTGGCGTGTCAAGAAACGATGCCAACAAGGTGCTTTGGATGGAGAAATCCATCAACCAGTGCTTTGAACGCCACAATCGGGAAGCCAGACCGAAAGAGGAGATGCAGCGTGAAGATTAAATATTGCGAGCGTTGTGGTCTATTTCTTGGTTTGGTAAACCCTACAAAGAGATATTGCTCGGAGTGCAAGCACAAAATGGACAAGGAACGTGATAAAAAGCGTAAAAAAGGCGCCTACAGAACGAAAACGCAAGAGCTAGAGAAACAAGAAAAAGCGTTTCCGTCTATCGGAGAAGTTCAAGTTCTTGCTGACAAGCTCGGCAAACACTACGGCGAAGTATCACGGATGCTTGCGTCAGGAGAGCTGACCTATGAACGGTAAATACTACCGCCAGCGGGAAATCCGCTGGCACAGCCGGGAAAAAGAACGGCTGGAACGCATCCAACGTAATCGAAGGATGGCAAACGATGAAGAAAGCAATAAGCAACTTCAACAAAAGCAGTCCGTGGCAGAAACGCTGGAAAGAGCGTGAACCTTTAAGACTGAAACATATCAAGAAAGAAAGAGTGAGCAAAAATGAAAAAAATCAAGGTAAGAATCACATTTACTGAAGCAGTTCTCGGCACTTGGCCTAGCAACCAGAACATTGCGCGAGAGTTCATCGCCAGCAAGTCCCCTGATGCAAGCACTATCGAGGACGAAGTTGCCGCTTTGGGCGCTGATGCTGTGGCAGATAAGGGCATGACCGTATTCCCTCGCAACGAGAACGGCGAGCCCATCCTGTATGACTACCAGATCAAAGGCATGTTTAAGGATGCTTGCGGTATGCTGGGTCGTATCGGCGGCAAGACCGAAACCGGAAAAAAGAAAGCCGTCAACGAATCCGGCAAGCTGACAGCCTACAAGAAGGTCATTGATGGGCTGATTTTCGTTCAGCCCCGCATGATTCCCATTCATGTGAACGGTGAGATTACCGAGTGTCAGCGCCCTCTCCGCGCACAGACGGCGCAGGGCGAGCGGGTGAGCCTCGCCAACAGCGAGCAGATTCCCGCTGGTTCGACCTGCGAGTTTGAAATCGTTCTTCTGGACGATTCTCACGAGAAGGTCGTGCGTGAGTGGCTGGACTACGGCGCTCTGCGTGGCATCGGCCAGTGGAGAAACAGCGGCAAAGGCCGCTATACCTACGAAATCCTCAATTAATTGCTATGGCAGGGTGGGGCCGTGCTGCACTCGGCGTGGAACGGCAACGGCATAGTGACAATTGGCTCAGAAATGCTAAGGCAATGCCTGGAGACGAAGCGACTTGAGCGGCAACGGCGATGCGCTGATTTGACGAGACCTGCAAAGGAATGGCGAAGCAAGGCTCAGACGAGCAATGGAATAGCAAGGAAAAGCTGGGAAAAGCAATGGCTATGGATGCAAGGAGTAGCTTTGATAAGCAAAGGCAAGGCGAAACATCGACGTGAGCAGCGGGGGCGTTGAGAGGCGGTGCATCGCAAAGGCTAAGAGATGCAATGAGTGGAATTGATAAGCAAAGGAAAGGCAGCGCAGAACATAGCGAAGGAATTGCATAGACCAGCTATGGCATGGAAAAAATAAACGAAAGGGGATAGAAATGAAAGCACTTGTGGAAATCGCCCTGATCTGGGGCATCGTTCTGGCGTTGATTCTGGCAGCGTTCCTTTTGAACCTGTGGCTGGTGCATCTTGTTGAATTGCTGGTCGGAGCAAAAGGCACATGGGGAATCATCGTGGCAGCCGCCGTAATGGCAACTGGATGGATTTTTAGTTTTGGTAGCAAAAAGGAGAACTAATGAAAACTTTGAAAGGAACAGCATTGTCCATGATCGGTCTTGTCGTGGCAATTGCAGCAGTCGGGTGCGGTGACACGATTCAGGGCTGTCAGACCACCGCGCAGATGTTCGGCTGGGTGATTGTATCTTGCGGTCTGCTGGCAACGGCTATTGTTCTGTGTGCGCTGGCTGTTAGCGCCGAAGAGGAAGAACGCAGTGAACGCGAGCCCCGGAAAATCAATCGTGTTGCACACCACACTAACGAGTGGAGGGATGCTTGATGAAGTGCCCGATGTGCGGTAGTGACAACATTACAACGGTTGACAGCCGGTCTGACCACGACAGTATCGTTCGCAGAAAAAAGTGCCTTGCCTGTAACCACCGGTGGTCTACCATCGAGATTGACAAAGACCAGTGGTACAGTGCGTTGCAAATCAAAGAGGAACGCAAGAGAGGGAGACCAAAAGATGATTAACCTTGACAGATTCGGTGGCGTGACAGAACCGGATGACGGCGTGTACTTTATGACCAACGAGCAGATGGCAGAAGCCAAAGAAGCTGACCGGCTGGCTGAGATTGAGGACTTGCAGTCTGAAATCGACGACAGGGAAGCGGAGCTGAAAGACCTCCGTGCGCAGTTGGCACAACTGATGGCTGGCTGATTTTGTACAGCCATATTAAGCCAAAGTAAGAACAATAAAGCCTAATGAAGCCGAAGAAAGGAAAGAAAATGGGCAAATACAAGAAAGAAATCAAGCACTGCGAAAAGTGCAATAAGCCGTTTTCAGTGTTTCCGAACAGCACCGAAACTCTTTGCGCAAACTGCAAAAGGAACAACTTAGAAGAAACGCTCCGCAGAAACGGTTATGCACCGCAGCATATGCTTGTCAGGAGACCTTATGACAGATTCACGGAAGCGTTTGCTGTCGAAGATGCTGCAAGAAGGGCTTCCCGGGACAAAAACACAAGCATTGAGAAAACGTGTCGCGACTGCGGAAAAGCATTCGAAATTTCTCGTTCAGAACGCATTTTCTTTGAATCACATAACATGGCATTGCCTAAGCGTTGCCCGGCTTGCCGTAAAGCGAGAAAAGAAGCGAGGAAGGAGAACAACTGATGGCAGTATTAGTAATGGTCTACGGTCACTCCGGTAGCGGTAAGTCCGCTTCGCTTCGGAACTTTGACCCGGAACAGGTTGCGGTTATTAACGTGCTTGGCAAGCCGCTGCCGTTCCGTAGCAATATGAAGACTTATATCACCAACGACTACGGCAAGATTGATGCTGCAATCCACAGCACCAAGCGTAAGTCCATCGTCATTGACGATGCCACCTACCTTATGACTTGCGAGTTCATGCGGAACGCAAAGGCTGCTGGATACCAGAAGTTTACCGACATGGCGGCCAACTTCAACGCCTTGCTGATGCGGGCAAAGGAGCTGCCGGACGATGTTGTGGTCTACTTTTTCGGGCACAGCGAATGTGGAGAAAACGGTGGAGAAAAATTCAAGACTGTTGGGAAAATGCTAGACGAAAAGGTCTGCGTGGAAGGGTACTTTACCATCGTCCTGAAAACCGTTGTACAGGATGGGCGATACCTGTTCAGCACCCGCAATGATGGGATGGACACCGTGAAAACCCCTCTTGGAATGTTCAACGATGCGCTGATCGAGAACGACCTCGCCGCCGTAGACAAGACCATCCGCGAGTATTACAACATCCCGGTTCAGCCGGATAATAAAGGAGAGTAACAGATGAAGAACATCAACTGGAATGACGTGCAGGAAGCCACCGAGCGCTGTGACCTGCCTGTTGGCGGCTACGTTGCCGGTATCTGCAAGGCAACGGACGAACCCGCAAAGGAGCGTCTGAACATCGAGTGGGAAGTCGTAGAGGGCGAGTTCAAGGGCTACTGGCGTAAGAAGACCGCTTCCCTTATCGAGCGCGGCAAGCTGAATCCGGGCGAATGGGCATGGGGCGGCAAGACCATCAAGAGTTACAAAGAAAAAGCGTTGCCGTTCTTCAAGGGCTTCATCACCGCTGTGGAGCAGTCCAATCCCGGTTACAAGTTTAACAACGATGAAAAGACCCTGCGCGGCAAGCTGGTCGGCGTGGTTCTCCGTGAGGAAGAGTACATGGGCAACGATGGAAACATCAAGACGAAGCTGGTCGTTGACCGCTTTACCAGCGTGGACAAGATTAGTTCCGGCGATTATGAGGTCAGACCGAAGAAAACACTGGCTGGCGGGTCTGGCTCTGCGCCTGACACTGGCGATTTTGCCGTGATTGAGGGCAACGCGGATGATCTGCCGTTCTGAAGGAGGAGATAAAAAATGAGCGTGAAAGGCTATAAGGTTTTCAACCCTGACTGGACGTGTCGCGGTAAACAGTATTCTTGCCCGGGAACCTTTGAAGAATTTGTAAGTCCGTCTGTCTGCAATGTGGGTATGCACTTCTGTAAGAATGCGGCCGACTGTTTTCGTTACTATGATTTTAACCCGAACAACCACGTTGCTGAAGTGATCGCCCACGGCACGGTTGCAGAGGACGATAATAAGTGTGCAACGAACAAGTTGGAAATCGTGTGGGAAATCCCTTGGGCTGAAGTCCTTGAGATCGTGAATACGGGAAAGACTTGCACTGGACGTTGCAACAGCGGCGACTGTAACAGCGGCAACCGGAACAGCGGCGACTGGAACAGCGGCAACTGGAACAGCTACATCCTTTTTCAATGGCTGCTTCAATACGGTATCGCCCAAAATCTATATGTTCAACAAGCCTACTGACTGGACGTTTGAGCAGTGGTTTAACTGCCGTGCCCGGCGTTTGCTGAACGAAATTGACGATTGCCCGCTTGAGTACGTCTATCTGTCTGATATGACCGATGAAGAAAAGGCGGCGCACCCTGAAGCTGAAACGACTGGCGGTTATCTGAGAAAACGCACCACAGCGGACAACGCCCGGAAGTGGTGGGCGGGGCTTAGTGCCTATGATCAAAACGTTATCCTCAGTTTGCCGAACTTCGACGCGGCGATTTTCAAAGAAATCACCGGGGTTGACGTAAGCAAAGACTGACACATCTCAAGAGCTGTGCTATCTGGTTATACGGGCGTTTGGAAAGATGAAACACTTGGGCGATATCACAAAGATTCACGGCGACCAGATAGAGCCTGTGGATTGCATCACGTTCGGTAGCCCATGTCAGGACTTGTCCATTGCTGGACGCAGGGCTGGACTTGCCGGAGAACGCTCCGGGCTATTCATAGAAGCGGTTCGAATCATAAAAGAAATGAGGTCAAGCACAAATGGACTGTATCCAACTTTCGCTGTTTGGGAAAACGTACCAGGAGCATTCAGTTCCAACGGAGGAGAAGATTTCAGAGCCGTGCTGGAAGAACTTGCCCGCATTGAACAGCCAGACGTTTCAATTCCTCGACCTTCGGGTAGGGGGGGCAGATGGAGCAAAGCTGGAGCAATCGCCGGAAATGGATGGAGCTTGGCTTGGAGACAGCTTGACGCTCAATACTGGGGAGTGCCCCAGAGAAGAAAACGTATCGCTCTTGTCGTGGATTTTGCAGGTCAACGCGCCGGAGAAATACTATTTGAGCGAACGAGCCTGTCAAGGCATCCTGATTCGCGCATCCCGGCGTGGAAAGAAATTGCCGGACTTACTGCAAACTGCCCTGCTGGAAATGATGGAGTGGTGGGAGCCGGGCGCGGCCGCAAAGGCGATGGAAATGCTGATTGCAGAAGAACAGAAACGGATAAGACGGGAGAAGCTGGCCGCTCTGAACGAGAGGAAAGAACGGATAAGAGAGAAAGCAGAGAAGCAGCTGCGTACTCTCTTAAAATCCGCTCTGGCTGTGCCGGGGGCGGAAAGGGCGCACTTGTGCAAACAGAAAAAGTCGGGACGCTATCGACACTCCAAGACCAGACGATTTTCCAGCTAGTGCAAGCCGGGGAGATAATCCCAATAAACACACAAATCGCTACAAGACACATCTCGATGGGAGAAAAAACAGGTCTTGGAGTTGGAAAGAATGGAGACCCGTCCTTTACTCTACAGGCACGGCATGAACACGGCGTGTGCTATTGCATTGCGGGAAACATTGTTGACAGAGCCGATACGGCAGTGGCGAACGGCTTGGGCGCAAAAGAAGAAGTGGGCTATACACTGAACACAATCGACCGTCATGCAGTTGCGTATTCCATAAATCCGTTGTCAAGTAACAGCATGAAATCGGCAAATCCGTACAGCGGGTTCAATGAAACAGGTGTAAGTAAAACGCTCGACTGCTCTGACGCAAACCCAACGAAGAATCAGGGAGGACTTGCCATCGTTCAGCCGATTCCGATTCAAGACAAAACAGGAACCCTTTCGCCCGGCGCTCACGCTGGAAGCTACAATGGACAGGATGCTTACAACGATATGCTGGTAAGGTGCAGAGTTTTTGACGCAAGAGGTAATGGAAATGGAAAGATAGTTCCGACCATTACGGGAGACCACGAAAGCAGAATCACAGACTACACGGCAATCGTAACAGAACCGGAAGATTGTTTGACACCGTGGGATAATCAAGCTCGGAGGATATATAGCGAGAACGGAACGTTTCCAGCGCTGGCTGCAAGAGAAAAAGCGGGGCAAAATCAGCAGTCCGTCCTAACGGAAACGGAAATTAGGTGGATAGTCCGCAGACTGACCCCAACGGAATGCGAACGTCTGCAAGGCTACCCGGACGGCTGGACAGATATCGGAGAGTGGGTAGACACAAAGGGTAAGAAGCACAAGCCGACGGACAGTCCGCGCTATAAAGCGCTTGGAAATTCCATTGCACTTCCTCAGTGGTTCTGGATTGCACAGAAGATGAAGCCTTATCTGAGCGAAAATTCCACGCTAGGCAGTCTGTTCGATGGTATAGGCGGCTTTCCGCTTGTTTGGCAAAAGACTTATGGAAACGGTACGGCACGATGGGCGAGCGAAGTTGATAGCTTCTGCATTGCCGTTACAAAAAGGAGATTTGGCGAAGAATGATTACCTGCTGCAAAGACTGCACATCACGCCACCAAGCCTACCACGACACTTGCGAGAAGTACAGGGCAGAGAAGAAAGACTTCGAGGAACGCAAGGCGTTCGTGTATGAGCTGAATCACAGCCAGAGCGTGTACCACCGTGATTATGAGGACAAGCACCGGGAACGTGGCAAGAAACGGTTTCTCGGAAGTGAATTTAGAGGTGAACGATAAATGGGAGCTTTCATTGCAAGACAACCTAATGGTCTGCTGTGCCGGTTTTCTTCGGTGGTCGATTGCATTACCGATTACAACATGACCGAAGATGAATACATCGAAATGTGTGCCGAAAAGGCACGAGAAGAAGCAAGAGATGTTCTTGACCACTATATGCAACCGTTTGAACTGGTGGACAAGCGATTCTACCCGAACAACATGACAGTGGAAGAACATAAGCGGATTATGAAGGAAATGGAAAAGCCCGCTGACAAAGCAACTCATATTCCGTGAATTTAGAGGTGAACGAGGATGAGCAAAAGAAAGTATAAGCCGGGCGGTTACATCATTTCACTTGATGACTTGATGAAGCAGGAGTTTGTTTACTGCGCCGGAAAACTTGTTCACAAAGGCTGGTTTGGTAGCTGGCAACTGCGCTATGCAAATAGCGAACTTGCTCGGCTGCGTATCAGAGAAGCCAAAAAAATCGAGGACAATGAATGAACACCGGCAAGCAGTTTGAAGCAGACTTTAAAGCATCCATCCCATCCGATGCGTGGTGCTACCGCCTGAAAGACAGTGCTGCCACTTACTACGGCGGCAACGACAACCTGTCCTTTTCCATCGACAACATCTGCGACTTCCTCGTGTACCGATACCCGATGAACCACCTGTTTGAACTGAAAACCATCGAAACGCCCTCTATCCCTCTTGAAAAGGTATTCGGCAAGTACGACAAGGCAAAGTGCAAATATCGCAAGGAAAAGCACATCACTGACATGGTGGATGCAATGGGGTACAGCGGTCAGACCGCTCATGTGATAGTCAATTACAGGGCGGTCAAACGTACCTTTGCAATACCTGCCAGCAAGGTTCTGGCGTTCCGTTACAACGAAAGCCGGAAGAGCATCCCTTGGCAGTGGGCAGAACAAGAGGGGATAGAGGTCAAAGCGAAAAGGCTGCGTGTTCATTGGCGGTATGACGTGGACGGGCTGCTAAAGAGATTGGAGAAAGAACATGAGCATGAAATGTGACCGCTGCGGAGAAGTGTTTAATCCTGAACCGCCCGATGAGATGGGGAGACATAAGCCAAATGCCGTGATTCTGGTTGACAAGAACGTGCATGACGCATGGGACTACTGGAGTTGCGATTGCTATGATGAACCGTTTCTTTGCCCCTCTTGCATGGCAAAGCTGAACGAATGGCTGAAAGGAGAACAGAAGTGAGCAAGAAAGTTTCAGACATCCTGCCCCAGACGGAAATCTTGGCACAGTTGGCAGAAGAAGCATCAGAACCGGCACAGGCTGCGTTGAAGCTGCGCCGTGCGTTGGACGGTACGAATCCGACACCGAAGAGCGTTGCAGAGTGCGAAGCAAATTTGACAGAAGAAATTGCAGATGTAACAAATGCGATTGATGCCCTGTTCGATTCTTGGTTTGGCGCAAACATCAAATCTGAAAGCGAATTTTGGGACGCAGAGCTTGAAATTGAGGACGCTAAATACAAACGCTGGCTCTCTCGCCTTGAAGCAAAGGAGAAGTCAGATGAATAAGCATAGAAACCGCCCCTCGTCTGGCAGACAGGCAATGTCAGCCAACCTCCGCAAAATCGCACGACAGAACCAGTTGTACGGCTTCCGCATGGCTCTGGATGGAATCGCCGCCACATGGGGCGCACTGATTCAGAACCTTCGGTGCGATGCAGACCTGACCGATGAACAGGTGCAGAAAATCATCCGCATTGGTGACAGGTACTGGGAGATGGTCGGCAAGTTCAAAGAAGAGGACATGACCCCTGACGAGTTTGCAGATTACATTACCGCAAAGTCAGAACAGGTCGAAAAAGAGCTGAGAGAAAGGTGGAGCTGATGGATAAGGAACAGCTTGCCATCGCACGGTTGCAGGACGCTGCACGGCTATCCGAGCATCGGTACAAGAAACCGCTAATGGTCACATACTCTGGCGGTAAGGATTCACAGGTGCTTGTAGCGCTGGCTGAACGTGCAGGAATCAACTTTGAGGTGGTCAATAGCCACACCACCGCAGATGCGCCGGAGACGGTCTATTTCATCCGTGAGCGGTTCAAGGCGATGGAAGAGCGTGGAATCAAATGCTCCATCGTCATGCCACGATACAAGGACAAGCCTGTGTCCATGTGGACACTGATTCCGCAAAAGCTGATGCCACCTACAAGACTTGTACGGTATTGCTGTGATGTTCTGAAGGAAAACACTGGAAAGAATCGCTTTATAGCCACAGGCGTTCGGTGGGCAGAATCTGTACGGCGCAAAAATAGTCGTGGCGTGATGGAAATGATGCACAAAGACCCTGCGAAAAGAATCATCTTAATGGGAGACAACAATGAAAAGCGGCAGCTGTTCGAGACTTGCAACCTCAAGGGTAAAATGACTGTCAACCCTATTGTGGATTGGTCTGACGATGATGTATGGGACTACACGCACAGCGAACGCTTGCCTGTTAATCCGCTGTATTGCGAAGGGCAGAAGCGCGTTGGCTGCATCGGCTGTCCTATGGCCGGTAGGGGGGGCAGACAGCGTGAGTTTATGCGCTGGCCAGCCTACGAAAAAATGTACATCTCAGCGTTTGAACGAATGCTTGATGTCAGAAAATCAAAAGGTTTGCCGTGCGACTGGCAGACCGGCATGGACGTTTTTCGCTGGTGGATGGAAGATGACAACGTCAGCGGTCAGCTGAGCATGGACGATTTGATGGAGGATAACAATGGCACTGTTGAACCATGAAGAAACGATTGCATTTTTGACGCAAAAGGAAATTCAAGACGCTTTCTGGATGCGACCGCAGAAACGGTGCGTGACAAGCATAAAGTTTAAGTGCGATTCGTGTTGGGCTGAAACGCAGATTACAGACCCTCGATTCGCAACGGAAGTGATGAAAAAGAATCCAGAAAGTCCAAAATGCCCGATTTGTGGCGAAATAATGAGATGCATAAGTTGCGATGTAACAGTGAGGGATTAGTATGTTTGAATTTGCAACCCGCTGGCTGGTCTGCCTAGTCCTGCTGGCGGTGGTAGTTCAGTCCGAACGGACAATCAAAGACATGACAGACAACCTGTTTGAAAAACGGCAAGCAATGCTTGCCTGGCTGTTCGTCAACGTGTGTCTGGCAGTTTGTACGGCTGTTATGATGGAGTGGAAGTAAAAATGGAGAACATCATTTTGAAAGCACTTTGCTTGCTACTTGTCGCACTGGTTATGATTTCTTCCTATATGACAACCAGAATTGATTGGCATGATGACGATTGGTTGATAATGGTATGTATTCTGGCAAGTATGGTGCTTTCAATTGCATTTGCGCTAATTATTTGGTTGAGGTAAATAATGATGGACAACGAACTTTACTGCCCGATGAAGATGACCAGCAATCCGCTTGGGCGGTGCGTATGCGAGAAAGAAAAGTGCGCTTGGTGGAATAAGTGGGATTGCCGCTGTGCAGTCTGGATAATTGCACAGAATCTGGGCGTAATCGGAATGAAGATGAAGAGGCGAGAGTATGAACGAGTGGATTAGCGTAAACGATTCGCAACCGAAAAAAGATGGAATCTACTTTGCCGTATATAAGTTTTTGGATTTGAACGATTGCGTTTCAACAAGAGAATTTAGAGACGGTAAGTGGATAGAAGAGGTTGGACGTGAAGAGGTCAGGTTCTGGATGCCGATTCCAAAACTGCCAAAGGAGGCCTGATACATGGCAACACCCCCGAAGCGTGGTCGTGGCAGACCGCCGCTGACCGAAGCTGAAAAGAAAAAGCGTGAGAAGCGGGCGCAAAAGGCGAAAGAAGAAGCCGCTGCGAAGCGTGAGAAAGAGCGTGAGAAGAAGAAACAACAAATGCTTAATAAGCGGAAGTCTATCCGCTCACAGGTGAGTAAAAAGGTGAAAGAACAGCAGGAGTTAGCAATCACGAAGTCTAAGATGCTGAACACAGGTGATTTGCAATCAAGAATCGGCGATGAAGAGGATAAGAAAGTTGTCGGAATGATTGCCGCAAAGTATTTTGGCGACCTTCCGAGCGTCGACATGAACAGCCCCATTGAGGTGCAGCAACGCCTTGACTTCTTCTTTGACGCTTGCATCGAAGCCAGAATCTCCCCTGTGGTGGAATGGATTGCGTTGGTGCTGGGCATCGAATGGCCTAGCCTGAGACAGATTATGACAGGAAAGCGCCGTGATGACAGCTTACAGCAGAAGTACATCCTCAAGCTGATTCTGCAAATGCAGTCCATGTGGGCATACAACGGTATGTACGGTCAGGAGAACCCGGCAGAGTGGATTTTTCGAGCCAAGAACTACTTTGGTATGCGTGACAACGTAGAAGTCACCGTTACGCCGCCGGAACAGCCGTTGGGCGATGCCCAGAGCGCAGAGCAGCTTGCCCAGAAGTACCAGACGGCTTTGCCGAAGGAGATTGAAGTGGAGTACAGAGAGGTAACGGAAGAATGAAAGAACTCATAGCTTTCTTCTTATTATCTTGGGCGGTAGCTTTTTTGATTATCAACAATTTTAACGATAAGGAGTAAAACATGAAAAAAGTAGCAACTATTATTTCTTCTGTGGCAGCATCGTTTCTTGTTGCGGTATTTCTTTTGCTGTGTTTGGAAAGAGTGCCTGTTGGGTATGTCGGCGTTGTTTATTCCGCACGAGGCGTTGAGCAGAACACCTTGTCGCAGGGCTGGCACTTCCTCTCGCCGATGAAACACGTTAGCAAGTTTCCTATCAGCCAGCAGCAGCTTATTTTTTCAGACGACCCAGCAGATTATAACGCAAAAGAACACGCAGATTGGCATATTGATGCTCCTGCAAGCGGTGGAATGGTTGGAGTAAACCTTACTGTAAATTATAACTTCATTCCAGACCGTGTTGTTGAGCTTTACAGCCGTTTTAACGGAATGGATGGCGAAACGCTTGTGGAAAGCCGCATCCAGAACAGCATTATCGCCTACGTCAAGGAGGTAACGCCCCAGTTTTCTGTAATGGATATTTATTCTGAAAAGAAAACGGAAGTAAACAATGCAATCACAAATTATTTGAATGAAAAGCTTACCAATGAATACGGAATCAATGTTTCAAGCGCCCTTGTGATTGACGTAGAGCTGGATGACACCCTGACTGAAAAGATTAGAGCGAAAGAACAAGCAAAGCAGGACGCTGAAATCGCTGAACTGAACAAGCAGACTGCTCTTGCACAGGCTGAGACGGACAAAGTGAAGGCTCAGACGGAAGCCGATGTGAAAGTGATCGAAGCACAGGCAGAAGCAAAATCGAATCGTATCGTGTCGGAATCCATCACTCCTGAACTGATTCAGATGAAAGAAGCTGAAGCCAGACTGAAGCACGGATGGGTCACTGTCAATGGAGCAGATACCGTTGTAACAAAAGCCGATTGATACTAAGGAGAGACTAATGCAGACTGACAGAGGAATTTACCACAAGCGAGTATGCGACCGCTGCGGAGCAGTTCTGGGCGACAGGATGATGAACCCCGACGAATACTTCAAGGACTGGGCGTGGCGCAGGGACACAGGCGACCTATGCCCGGGGTGCTATGAGGAGTATAAGCGAGTGATCGGGCGGTTCAATGCCAACAGAAGGAGAAAGAGAGGGCAGAGATTATGAAAAAGTGCGCTCTTTATAGATGCAAACAGTGCTTTGCGACCATGGCGGACGAAGGCGATGTCAGAATCGACAAAGACATTGTTGATTGGATGTTTGAAAACGAAATGGAAGAAAGCAAAATTGGGTTTATCGCAAAGTTCAAAATAAGCGATAAAGTTCTCATCCATCGTTGCTCCAATAACACCGTTGGATTGTGTGAGTTTATCGGATGGAAGGAGATAGAGGAATGAACTTCTACTGCACCGCCGAACATTGCTCTTGCATGGGCATCAAGCAGTTCTCCGCTGGCAAAGCTATCCGATGCACGGCAGAATCCTGTAAGAACAAATCTGAGCCGTCCTGCGGCTCTTGCAAATGGTGCGCAGAGCCGGAGGACGTATGCGTAAACGCCCAGTCAGAACACGTTGCAGACTTCGTGTGGGACGAACGTGGATGCAAAGAATGGGAGAAGAAAGATGACAGCAGGGGAAAAAATCAGGAAGCGCAGGATTGAACTGCACGTCAAGCAGAAAGACCTTGCGAACAGAATCGGTGTAACAGCCGCTTTCATATCGGCTATTGAGTGTGGGAAACGCAAATGTAAAGAGAGGTGGCTTTTCAGAATCGCAACCGTCCTTGACTGCACCATATATGATTTGCAAGATGACGAGCCTAAAGGTTTGATTGACCCCGCTAATGACGACTTTGGAGCGGTCTGCAACTGTGCCGTCCGCTACTGCTTAGGCAGACGGTCATATATGCCTAGCCTTATTTGCGGATACATCACGCCGCTTCTACCAGAACTGACAAACAAGACGCTTGACTGCTTTGAGCGTGACATTGCAGAACGCAAGCGGACAGGTTTCGACTTTGGCGATTCCTGCGACTATGAGATGTGGGATGCGTTTTACAAGGCGGTTTGCAAGGAGATTGAGAGGAGAAAGGGCAATGGAAGTCAGACCGATTGATGCTAATGAACTACGTCAAAACATCGAGGCGTGGATTCAGGAGTATAACGATGGAACAATAGGTGGCTTGTCGTTAGACGATGTGCTTGATTACATCGACACCGCGCCGACAATTGAGGTGAAAGGCAATGGCTAACTATCCAGAATACCTTGAACGAAACGCACTTGTTGAAAGAATCAAGAAAGCATATTGCGATGGCTGCGTGAACCTGACGCTGAGTGCCTGTTTTAAGGAGAATTAAAGATGGAAGAACTTAAGAGATGTCCGTTTTGCGGTGGGAAAGCCGTGTTTTCCATAAAGAAGGATTTTTCAAGAAGCCTTATAAAAGGATACGAATTTAACATCCGATGCAATAAATGTGGTTTCACAAATCCCAATAGAGAGTATCGAATCGAGTTTAGAATGAACGATAGTGGAGAGATTGAAATTATCCACGATGGACGCAAAGACGCTATCGAAGCATGGAACAAACGCTACAAAGAGGATTGAGTATGGACAAAAAACGAGACAGCTTTACATTCCAACGATACTACTTTGAAGCCATCTCCACGCTCAAAAGTAAAGAGAAGCTGGAACTATACGATGCAATCTGTGCATATGTTTTTGAAGGAAAAGACGCAACTTTGAACTCAAAAAAAGCAGAATCTTGTTTCATTTTGATTAAACATCTGCTCGATGAAGAGTGGAAAAGAAGCGATATTGCGTCGAAAGGATGGTCTACACGAAAGTCAGCTCATCCTCATGTCATAAATGAGATGAAGGTCAGCTCATCTATGAGTTCAAAGTCAGATGACAATGAACCCATTGTATCAACTGACAGTCAGACGAACGTCAAGACCTTGCCGGAGAGTGCAGTCAAGAAGAAACCTGACATCTTCTCCGACTTTGCTCATGGCGATAAAGCCCTGCTGGAATCACTGCGAGAGTTCGCACAGATGCGTACAAGAATCAAAAAGCCTATGACAGACCGGGCAAAACAAATGCTCTGCAACAAGCTGGAAAAGTTTGATCGGCATGACTGGAAAGCCATTCTCGACCAGAGCATCTATGCTGGATGGCAAGACATTTACGCATTGAAACAGGATGACCAGTACGAGCAAAGTACGGAGATGGAGTTTCCTAGACTATGACAATGGACGTTCAAACGGTATTTATCGGTGCGCTGATGCTCTGCAAGCCGGGCGTTGTGGATGAAATCATACCAGACCTTGAACTTGACTTGTTCAGACCTGAGCTGAGAGAAGCTTTTGCGGCTGTTCAGGGCTATTGGACGGCTAGGGGCAAGATAGATATAGTCGAGATAAACACGCAGCATCCAGACGTAGCGCAAACGCTCTTGGCGTGTGTACAAACCTGTGAATCAGAGTGTGTACGAATTGACAGGGAGCAGATGCAGCGTTGGGCACAGCTTATCAGAGAACAAGCTGCACTCACTCGTGTGCAAGGTCTGGCATTTCAGATGACCAGCGAGCTTACCGACTATTCTGATCTATCAGACATTTACCAGCAGATGGGCGAGGCAATGAGCCTGAAAGCTGAGGAAGAAGATGCGTGGACATACGAGGATGTGCTGAACGACTATGTGCTTCACATGGACGAGAAGCCTGTGTATATCAAGACAGGCCTAGAGCGTCTGGATGAAGCGCTGCACATCTCACCGGGTGATTTCATTATTATCGGCGGCAGACCGTCTGCGGGCAAGACAGCCCTGTCCTTGCAAATAGCAGCAAGCATGGCAAAGCAGAACTACACCGTGTACTATTTCAGCTTGGAAACCAGCAAACGCAAGCTGGGCGCACGTCTGATGGCTAATCAAATACACTGCCCTCTGGACACGGTGAAAAATAAGGCAGTCAGCTTGAATGAGATTGACGGACAGGCAAAGAACATGAAGATGCCCTTATATATCCGCTCCGCTGCCGGAAAGAACGTGGCATGGATGAAGGCTCAGGCTCTCCGTAAAAAGGCTCAGGTCATCTTCGTAGACTATCTTCAACTCATCCATGAAACAGGCGCAAAGGACAGATATGCCGCCATTACAGCTATATCCATTGCCTTACACGAACTGGCACAGACCACAGGAATTGTCGTGGTAGCACTGGCACAGCTCAATCGAAACCCATCCAAGCCCGGAGCAACGCCTACTAACTCAGACTTGCGAGAGAGCGGACAGATTGAACAGGACGCAGATGCAATTATCCTTCTGTCCGGTGATAACCCCGACAAGTACCTGTTCCGGCTGAGTAAGAACAAGGAAGGCGAGATAGGCGACCTTCCCATTACGTTTAACAAGCAGATTCAACGGTTCCAAGAGTATACTTGGATGGATTGAAAGGAGAACGAAAAGATGACGCAGAATCGATACAAAAAGCTGTTAATGTCCATTGGCCTGCAACGCAATGAAGCTGATTTTGCCGTAAGACTTTTTATCGGGGCTCATCGGGGCGATGAAAGACGCCATACAAACATCTTCCAGACGTACGATGGGCTTTGGGAGACATTTCAGTGGGTTATGAGAACACCTGTTGACCAGCTTCCAAAAATCACTCTGTTTGAAGAATGAACGCAATACAACGAACCGCCAAGAGCTGTTCTGTCAACTTATGACAGGATGGCTTTTTCTTGTTTCGCTTAAACACCGAGAGAAAGCCTGTTTTAAGGCGTTTTAGGTGCTGGACGATAACTTTATCGACTTCATCACAAAAACGCGCCACAGACGCTCGTAGGCGGCTCTCCGTTGATGCTGATGGTGTATCTCAAACCAGACCATCTGATTAGACCAATGTAGGAGCGTGGAGAACGGCTTTTCAGGGTCAGACGTGAAAGTTATCGAATCATCCAGAAAAACGCGGCAGACAGGCTCCTGCACGCCTTTCCAGCGATGATAGTAGCCAAATGGGCGAATGCCAACGACTATTTGTCCAATCGCAGGGCTGATTGAAACTAAAAAACGTTTCGACTATTACTTTCGGAAATGGCTTTCAAATTTTTGTCCCCTTTCCCCCTTTGTCCCCTTTCCCCCCTTTGTCCCCCTCTTTCCCCTACAACCCCTATTACCCCTTATAATCCCCCTAACACCTTCCGTGCTCCCCCTTTCCCTCCCCGTGTGTTTAGCGCGTCCGCGGGCGTTATATGCGCGAGCGCGCGCGTTGACGGAACCGGGTGTGTTACGATAGTTCAAAAGTGAATAAATAACCCCTACAACCCTCTATTTCCAAAAGCTATACCGTTAGCCAGCAGAGCAGACAGTAGGCGGGAGCTTGCGTGAGGTTCGGACTACTGGATGGTCTACGACTATTCCAGATATGGAAAATTGACTTTATTTTGTATTTGGGTAAATATGTAGAAATGTTGCATAGCTGTATGAGTGGGTGATTACAGATTGAAAGCAACTGGCCAGCAGGAGCAGTTTGCTTTATTACTTAAAGATATTGAGGTGTTTAGCTTGCAACTATTCCTAGCAGAATACTATGAATTGATTAGGATAATAGTATATTACTGGGAATTAAATCGAGCAGGAACGAACCGAATCGGATGATACGACTATTTCAGCAGAATAATAGTTAAAAAGATTGAGTAATTGGCTGCGACTATTATAATAAGTACGATGGTTAAAGATTTTGATGTAATGCTAATGGGATTAAAATTGACAGGTGTCAAGACACATATTGATTTTGGGAGATGTCTGACTACTTAGCGACTATCGCACCTCTCTTTCTCTAAAAGGCAAACGACTATTTCACACAAAAAATACACGACTATTTGACGAAGGTTCGCAAGAAAACGCTACGACTATTACTGTACGACTATCAGTGAACTACTCGTTACTGTACTATATATAGGACTTTCAAAAGCTAGTCGTCTGACGACTTTACGACTATTCCACGACTATTTTATTGGAGAAACTGCGACTATTGGTTACGACTATTCCAGCCGGAACGCTACGACTATTGCTGACCTCTATTGGCTATCGGGCGGAAGCCCGAAAAGAGCTGCGGCGGTAGCCGCCAATGGTTCCGCGCCGCCCGCTGCGCCCCCTGCCGCTTGACTGCCCCGCCGGGTGGAGAGTGTAAGCCGGTACGCCCTGACTGCTGACCCGGTGCCAGATCGCAAGCCGCCGGGCGTGGGAAGTATCGAGACCCCGCCGCAGGCACGGTTTGCGGTATGCTGCACTGCCCCCTCCTTATATACCTTATTATAATATGGCGGCTGTGCTGACCTGCACAGCGTCCGGCGTGGCGGTGGTATCTGGTATGTGCTGGAGGTGCTGCGGCGCTGTGATACGCTCCAGCGTGGCGCAGGCAGCGTTATAGCCGCTTGTGTAGGTCTGTTATTTGCTGCGGTAGAATATGGCAAATAGCCGGAAAAGCGCCTGTAAAGCCTTGTGCACTGTTTTATGGCGTGTGCGGTATAACTGCACGTACGGAATAAAGGCCGTTGTAAGCGCTTGTATGTGGCTGTATTGCAGGAGGACAAAAAAGCCCTGCACCCTCAGCGGATGCAAGGCAAAAGAAAAGCCCGGTCATTTCTGACCGGGTGGAATGCTTCTTATTTGGACGCTTTAAACAACGCCGAGAAAAACCAGAAGAAAAACAGGACACAAGATAAAATCACAGCTTGCACCCCCCAACGGCTGCACGCTTGAGCGCAGATGCAAGATAGGTATATTTTTTGGGAGCGTGGACATCATCGGTGTAAACGTACCAGTTTCTAACAGCGTCTTGCCGGACTGCGCAACCGTTGGCAGCCGTGAACGTTACAACGGCATCATGTGCAAGATTTGGCTCTATTTGCCTATACTCTTGCAGAATGTGCGGAACTGTGTTGTTACGGGAAGTATAAGGCAGGCCAACGCCTGCAAAATGTATTTGCATAATCATGTTATAACCTCCTTATACCACGCTAAAACGCTTGTAAGTGGTTTTGCTGCTGCACTCTGCGTATACGTCCGGGTGCAGCGTCTTGAGTAGCTTGCTGTCCAGCCGGACGCTCTGAACGTCCTTGTAAATGGCCTTTGCGGTGCCTTGCGCCATTTCTGGTGCGCCCTGCATCATGGCAATTATATCCGTTCTAATTGCGTCGTTCATCACTTCTAGTTCTTCTATCAAGCGTTTGTTTTCCCTATACTCGTTTACTCTTTTTTCGAAATCAGACATTTTTTCAGCCCTCCAAAATCCCTTTATTCGTGAATAGCGTTCTAAGGTTGCGTTTTTCGTATTCTCTCCAATTTTCGCCGATTGCAAGCGCTGAGTTTTGCGCCCAAAATGGGACGCCCGCCCGGTCAAGCTGACCGAATAAAAAATGAATCGTTTTGTCAGCCTTGTCTAAAAACCCGATGTCATCCGGGTCTTTTTCCCTGCAATATGAGATTTCAGCCATCCAATATACAAGGGATTCTAATAGACCGTATGCTTTTTTATTTGCTGTGTATGTCATTTTTTAGCCCTCCATCAATTTTCATTGTTCTTTCTCCTTAACTGTTAAAAATAGCGATCATAACCAGCGCGCCGGATATCATGCCGCCGATGTACCAGAGGGCGGCCCACTGGGAAAAGTCCAAAGTAATCATGTTGCAAACCCTCCATTAGTCAAACTCAGGCATTGCCAGAATGATTTTTTTACACCGCTCAACGCTCAAGCGGTAGGGCTTGGAGCGGGTCAAGTTGTCCGCTACAATCTGAGTATATACCATCAATGGCAGCTCAAAGAGCCCGGCACACTTGGGATACAGGCGCACGGCCTGATTTCTGATTTCTGCGTTCAATTCGTCCGATCTAGTCATTTTATTGCACCTCTAAAATCAGCTCCCGGAGTGTTTCAATGCCGGGGATACAATCGTTACACATCATAATATATACGTTTTCCATGCCATTAACGGCGGTTTTGATTGTGTCAGCGTTTCCGCTGCGCTTGGCTGCCAGATACTCGTTGATTGCGTTTTCGACAATCTGCGTTCTATCTCTTTTTGTCATTTTTATACCTCCGCGTAACCGTCTGCAATGGCCTGCGTCTTGATAGTGTCCATATCCCGCTTTGCTACAACAGGGACGTTCTTAGATACCCAGTGCTCTGGGACGAGGGAAAAGGTCTTTGCGTTGGTATCGATGCACAGATAATGCGCGGTGCCGTATGCTGTGTTCTTGGTTCGGAATTCTAGTTTCATGGTTTTTGTCCTCCTGTTTTGTAACGGTATTTGGTAGGCGTAACGTATATTTACGTTGTGGTTATAGTATAACGTATATTTACGTTTTTGTCAAGTTGCACACGCAACGCAACAACGTATTTATACGTTTTATTGTTTTGTCCGTTTGGGCGTGCTCTATCGGACACGTTGCGCAGGCAGTCCAGCGCCCCGCACCCTGTCCGATCGTCCCGGCGTGGTCTGCCTTGCATCTGGCACGGCCTGCCCTGCTGTCTGTGCTGTGCAGTCTGCCCGGGTGCGCTGGGGGCTGGGGTCTCCACCGGCGGGGTATACAGCCGCCGCCCTGCCCCGCCCGGTCAGTCCCTCAACCACCGAAAAAATAAAAAAGGCTCAAAAACACCCCCACCCCTATCTCAAACTCCCAAAAATTTCCCGCAAAAATAAAAAGACCCCTACAAAGGGTCTGTGTTCTGTGATATACTTGCCTTACAAGCCTTGAAAGGGAGGAATCTACAATGGCTAAAAGTAAAATGACAACGTGCAAGCACTGTGGCGCAGAGATTGCCGCAAGCGCAAAGGTCTGCCCTCAGTGTGGCGGTAAGAACAAGCCGCCCATCTACAAGCGCTGGTGGTTCATTGCCATCATTGTTCTGATTGTATTGTCTGCTATTGGCGGCTCTGGTAGTAGCTCTGACAGCTCTGCAAGTAGCAGCAAAGCAACATCTAAGGAAAGTGCATCTACTGCTTATTCCGTTGCATCCGTTGCGCCTGAAATCAGCGAGGACGATTACAAGGCAGAGTGCCAGACTGTGGACTATAAGGAGCTGTGCCGTTATCCTGAAAAGTATGAAGGAACTAAGATTGTAGTCAAAGTAAAGGTCTCGCAGATTATTGATGCAAACTTCTCTGGTAGCGAAAAAGCATGGAGAACTTACACTGACAACAGCGGGTATGGCTTCTATGCTGATGACGAGTATTATATGCTGGATAAGCGCGGTGGCGATGCCGTGAAGATTCTGGAAGATGATATTATCAACGTCTATGGCGGGTTCACCGGGCTTGAAAAAATCACCAGAGCATTGACCAGTACTACAGATGAACTGCCCCGCATTGAAGTCAAGTACGCAGACCTCGTAGAGGAATAATCGTATAACATAAGAAAAGCCAGCGGCTAGATGTTCTCTAACCACTGGCTTTTCTTATTGGCTGTTATACGCTTCTACGGATGCTTGCATAGAGTAGACGGAACGTCTCACGGCCTTTCGGGGTTACTCTGGTCTGTACGCCACCGTGCTTGTTCTTCTGGTTGCAGTATTCCTTTACCGCAAACAGACCGTCCCCCTTGCCAGCTTTCGGCAGAATGCCCTTGCTCTTGTCACGGTAGATGTAACCGTCAGAAATAAGCATCTTGATGAACAGGCGTTCAGGAATGCGCAGTTCCTTTGCGGTAGAGCGGAAGTTGGTAGACACGTTCCACGCCACGAGGTCGTCGAAGTAGTCTGCTTTAGGCTGCATCTCTTCGTTCTTCTCGCAGAGCTGCTTGTTCTGCATCTGTAATGCTGCACTCTTTTCCTTTTCGGCCTTCATGTTCTGAATCAGCCCGATCACGAAGTCCGGGTTGGCAATAGCCGTCTCCAACAGGTTGTCGGTCATGTACATCCCATGCTTGCGGATGGACGGCAAGACCTCGTGAGTGACCCAGTGCTTGAACCGCTGTGCGCTTTCCAGCTTGCTGCTGAAAATCAGACTGTACAAGCCGGATTCGTTGATGATGGTCGGATGCTGTTCTCTGCCCATGGGGTCGCAAAACGCTACCCCATCTCCCTGACGCTTATCTTGCTCGTCAACGTGCTTTGCAAGAGCGTCTTTCGTGTTGACGTACCCAAGTGCTGCGGCAATGTCCTTGCCAACAAACCAAGGGTCATCGTCAATGAGCATGACACGGATTTCGCCAAATTCGGCGTTGTTGAAGATTTTGATGTTCTCAGACAAAGAAAGTTGCATTAAAAAGCTCCTTTTCACTTGTGAGAGAAGCGATTTTCTGCTATAATAACGGCGAGAGAATGCTTCTCTCATGGTTTACATGATACGTTCGCTGTGGTCGCCAAACTTTAGCGAGCGTATCATTTTTCGTTTTCATCGGGCATGGGGTACTTCTCAAGGTAGGCATCGCGGACGGCCTGCGACAGCGACACACGGCACTTCTTGCAGTGCTCCACCAGCAGTTCATACTGACGATCAGTGAAGCCAACGGCTACCTGATGGCGGTATGCTTCGATGTAGGGACTTCTTGCCATATTTTCATCTCCTTTCTTTGAGGTGCATTAAGTGTAATCGCAAAATGTAGTAAAGTCAAGCGGAAATAGACCCACGAAACACAACATTTAGTGTTCGTTCATCTTGACAAACCACTTTCTACGTTTTGCACAAAACTCAGCCATTATTTTTGGCTGCTCCGGCTTCGTACCCTGCCCGATAGTTCAGTTCGGACAGCTTGCCCAGAGCTTCTGCGTACTCCCTGTCCTCGCTGGTCGGCTCTTTTCCGTGTGCGAAGGTTTTCAGAAATTCTTCGGTTGTCGTGGGAAAGTTCATGTTTTTTTCTCCTAACTCTTGCGGAGAGCAGCCCTTTTTGGTATAATAGATTCCGAAAAGGGAGACTGCCCCCTTGGTGGTGCAGTACCTTCTTTTTGTAACGGATAAGCTATCAGCTAAACTTTGGTAGGTGGGTGCTGATAGCTTATTTTTTTATGCGTTCTGCAACGTTAAAGATTAGATCAATCCCCATTCTTACAACATCGCTCTTGGTTCCATCCAGAGCATTGGCGCAAAATGTGATTTTTTCGATGTCTTCTTCGCTAAGCCTGAACGAAACCATACGCATAGATTCGTTTTTAGATGGCTCTGCTGCTTTCTGCAACTTCATCACCTCGCTTTGTTGCTGGTGATAGTATATACCAAATGCCGAACGCTTGTCAATATGGAAATTTGAATAAAATATACTTTACAGATTCATAATTGCTCAAAAATAAAGCGTATACACGTTTTCGTGTAAAATGATTAACGTTCTTATACTACTATACTCTGTATTTACAGAGTATAGTATATTTATATATACATAGAACGTAAATTTACGCTTGACGTATAAATACGTTTGTGGTATACTGAAACCAGCAAAAAGAAAGAGGGAGCAAAAAATGAGAGCCGCAGAAATTATTAAAGACATGGTTGTAAATTCTCATCCAAAAATAACTTACAAGGTTCTCGCAAAAAAACTTGGTTATAAAGCAGCAACGAGCGTCACGGATAGGCTGAATCGTGGAGAACTGAGCGCAGAAAAATTTGCACAATTTGCAGATGAACTTGGCTACGAAATTATCATTCGTCCCAAAACCATCAAAAAGGACAAAGAAGATTTTTACCGTTTGGAATACCCCAAAAGAGCAAAGGACGGCGATTCTGAATGAACGTAGCGTATGTTCGTGTATCTACTGTTGAACAGAATGAAGCACGACAGGTGGAAGCGTTGAAGCGGCATAATATTGACCGCTGGTTTATTGAGAAGGTCTCTGGCAAGAATATGGATAGACCGGAGTTGCAGAAGATGCTTAAATCGGTTCAGCCGGGCGATACCGTGTTTATCCACGATTTCAGCCGCCTTGCCCGTAGCACAAAGGACTTGCTTGAAATGGTCGAGACGCTACAAGCTAACGGCGTACACCTTGCAAGTGATAAAGAAAACCTAGATACAGGCACTCCCACCGGTAAATTGATGCTGACGATGATTGCAGCCATCAACGAATTTGAACGACAGAATATGCTCGATCGTCAGCAAGAGGGCATTGAAGTGGCAAAGCAGAAAGGCGTTTATAAAGGCCGCAAGCCCACTGAGTATGACCGCAACCTCTTTGATATTCTGCACGAACAGGTGGAAAAGCGTCTGCTGACCGTCACGGACGCTGCCAAGCAGCTTGGTGTGACCCGCCAGACATGGTATCGGATTGCTGAACAGAACAGGTGAAAGGATTAAGAGCCTATGGATAAGTGGAACAACAGAAACTCGTATGACTGGCTTGCGGGGGCGGTCGTTGGACTGCTTACCGGGTTCTTCATCGTAGCTGTGGTTGCGAGGTGCGTTCTGTGATACTCAGCGATAACATGAAGCATCTGATCGACACGCTGAACACCTATGAACCAGACCTGCCGAATGGCTTCTATTCTGTAAAAGCCCTGCAAGACAAACTGGACTTCACGGCACAGTTCGTTCTTGAATCCCTTGCCAACGATGGGTTGATACGCTGGGGCGACACGCAGCACACAGCATTCTGGCTGTTGGAACGTGCAAGGAACTATAAGAAAATCCACAAGCTGGAAAAGATTGAACAGTGGAAAGAACGCGGGATAGGATTTGCTTGCGGCGTTCTTACAAGCGTTGTCGCAGGGTTGATTAGCATTGTACTAGCTGGCGTTTTCAGTTGACATTGTTCGCAACCCAGAATAAAACCGAACGAGAAAGGAAAAGTGACATGAAAACCGTAAAATTGTCAGAGCAGAGCTTGAAACTAATTGAAACGTTGTGCGATTACACCGACAAGCCCGATATCCTCAATGCCATCGCAGACGCCTTGTACTACGATGCGGATGAATTGAAGCGCAGGCTCAACCAGCTTGCAGAAGAAGTCAAATAAACCGCACATTCTATCCGTTAAAACGAATTTTAGCAAACAATCTTCCGAAACAGTATTATAAAAACCGAATATTTGATTTTTGTGCAGTTGTAGGCACTCTTTACATTTTCAGGTAGGGGGTGCCTATTTTTTTATGCAGCCAAAGCAGTGTATCGCCATCATCGACAGCATCAAAGCGTATGCAAAACAGAACCCGACCGAAGCACAGGTCTATGAGGACTGGTTTCAGGCGGTGGTGAACCTTAGAGACGCTTTGCCGCAAGACAAGCGGTTCGATGCCTACAAATACTCTGGTGAGCTGCGCTCTGTCTGTGCAGCCATGATGGGCAAGATGAAAACAGGCGAGGACGTGGCAAAGGTCTATGACATTATCGGCCGGACGTACTTGTTTGAAGCAAAAGATGTGTTCGACAGCTATTGCATCTACCTCGAATGGAACCGTGCGCCGGAGAAGAAGTTCTATCAGCCTAGACGCAGGGTTCTGAAAGTGCTGGCATATGACCTTGAGGACTTGTTTTATAAGCGGATAGATTTCTTGGGGGTCAGTCTTCCGGCTCGCGTTGGCAAGGCTTTGAGTGATGATACGCCGATTTTAACAAGAAGCGGGTGGAAGAATCACGGCGATTTGCAAGTTGGCGATGAAGTCATCAGCCCGAAAGGCCAGTTTGTAAAGGTGCTGGCTGTATCTCCTAAGTGCCAGCTTGATGTGCGTTGCCATTTCTCTGACGGCACATACATTGACTGCCACGAAAACCACGAGTGGCCGGTCTTTAACCGCCATAAGAACGGATTTGATGTGGTCGAAACAAAGCGGATGATGGAGGATTATGTTACCGATACAAAAGATGGCATAAGATTCTGTTATCAGGTTCCGTTCAAAAATTTTGTTGAGGGAGAATATAAGAAACTGCCTGTTGAGCCGTACACATTGGGCGCATGGCTTGGCGATGGCCGCAACCAACACCCGGATATTTGCGAGCCGCCTTGTGATCGGGTAATTGTTGAGCGCGTCATTAACGATGGATACCCGGTTAGTTGGCATACGGTTCACAAGGACACTGGTGTTGAATACTACGGATTCTCTGGTTTGCGACAAGCACTTCAAAAAGGCGATATGTGCCATAGTCACCGCCGCTGCGTGAAGCATATTCCAGAAGAATACTTTACAGCCAGCATTGCACAGCGCATGGAATTGCTTGCTGGCCTGCTCGATACAGACGGTACGTTACGGGCAAAAGAGCATCGGTACGCTTTTTCTACCACAGAGCCGCAAATGAGAGATGATTTTGTCACGCTGGTTTCTACCTTTGGATGGAGATGCAGCGTGGTTGAATATCCACCTCGTATATCGTCTAGTGGCATTAAAGGCAATCTGACAGTCTATTCTATCTCTTTTAATCCTACCTGCCCTATTCCCTGCGTTGTTCCTCGCAAGCGGCTAAAGGAGTTCTCCAAACCTCGCCGTGTGGCGTTTTGCGGGTTTGAACACATCGAGCCGAAGCAAGGCAACTGCATTCAGGTTGAGGGTGGCGTGTACTGCGCTGGTAAGCAGCTGATTCCCACTCATAACAGTACGCTGTGCATTTTCTTCATCACATGGCTTATGGGCAACCGTCCTGATGTTGCATCGGTTATGAGCGGACATTCTGACAAGCTGACTAACGGCTTCTACGGCGAAGTGCTGTCTATCATCACTGACCCCGTTACCTATAACTGGGGCAAAATCTTCCCGGACGTTCAGCTTGTAGATAAGAGCGCAAAAGACGAAAGCGTTGACCTAAACCGCAAAAAGCGTTTTCCAACCCTAACGTGCCGCTCCATTGGCGGCACGTTGACTGGTGCTGTTGAAATTGGCGAAGGTGGCGTTCTGTACAGTGATGACTTGATCGAGGATTTGGAGGAAAGCCTGAACGTTGAACGTCTGAACAACAAGTACGATGCCTATCTGAACCAGTTGAAAGACCGTAAAAAGCAAGGCGCATTGGAACTGATGGTCGGTACACGTTGGAACGTGCTTGACCCTCTGGGGCGCATCCAGAACCAGTATGCAGACAACCCAAAGTACAGATTCCGGGTGATTCCTGCGGTGGATGAGAACGGACACAGCAACTTCAATTATGACTATGGCGTTGGCTTTGACGATGCCTACTATGCTGATATGAAAGCCAGCATTGATGACGCAACATGGTGGGCAAAGTACATGGGTAAGCCCTATGTGCGTGAAGGACTGCTATTCCCTGCCGATGAACTGCGGTATTTCAACGGTGTTCTGCCTGATGGGGAGCCTGATCGCAAGCTCATGGTCATGGATATTGCATGGGGCGGCGGTGACTTCACGGCCTGTCCTATCGCTTATGTGTACGGAGATGCTGTGTTCATCCCAGACCTTGTGTTCAATAACGGCGATAAGACTGTGACTAGGCCGGAAGTCGTGGGCAAAATCATCCAGCACAAAATCAATGTGGTGCGCGGCGAAGCCAACAACGGCGGTGACGAATATTGTGACGTGGTAGACAGCCAGCTTCGGCAGCAAGGCTATCACTGCTCTGTTCGCAGCCAACGTGCGCCCAGCGGTCAAAGCAAGCTGTCAAGAATCATCCAGTATGCGCCGGACATCAAACGATTCTATTTCCTTGACGAGAAGCACCAGTCGAAAGAGTACAAGGCATTTATGGAACAGGTGACGATGTTCACGCAGCTTGGCAAAGTTCCGCACGATGATGCACCGGACAGTCTGGCACAGCTTGCCGATGAACTGTACAACGGAATCAGCAAAATTGAGCCTGTCAAGAGGCCTTTTTGATTAAAAACACAATATATTGTGTTCGCTGGGTCTATTTATTTGATTTCACCACTTGACAAGGCTTATAATGTACGCAGGAAGTTTTGCAGCTTCCCTTAAAGGAATAGCTTGCACGCGGGGTTTTGTCATTTTACTCGCGTGCGCGTCAACAAGCATATTCCTCCTTTCACCGGTGGAGGTTTTCTCACTCTTTCGCCTTCACCGGGCTTTATATGTTGCGTTTCCAATTGTAAGGGGAATGCCAGTCTGTCTCCCCCACGGCTGGCAAGCAACAGTTCGATTCCGTTACGCAGCACAACCAACTACCTAGCTTTGCATGGCTTTATTCTCCAAAACCTCCACCGCTATTCCCGGCTCTCAATGTAATTTTTAGGCATGATATTGCAAAGAGCAGCGGTTAACCAATCAAGCCGGGTTTCTATGTTGCATTAGCTCAGTCAGGCTAGAGCACCCGGCTCATAACCGGACATACATTGGTTCAAATCCATTATGCAGCACCAAAATTGCAGCTTACCCGTTTATGTCTGTCCAACAACTGAATGTAAAGGCTGCAATGGTTTTCTTCGGGCGAAGAATAGCACGGCTGGAAGTGCGAACAGTTTCCCGGCAGCTTCTGACAGGTCTGTGCTCAACAGCCTGTTTCCAGAAATCCAACGAAAGGAGCACAGATGGTAGCAAAAGTCAGATGCAAGCGTCCTCGAAAAGACGCAAACGGCAATCCGTGTGATTGCGGACGTTATCTTGGCGAAGTGGAAGGCAAGTTCTCCCTTCTGTGCCCTCTTTGCCATTGGATTACAATTGGAGATTCCAACCTTCCAAAAGATACATGGGTCTCCGTACCAAAGTTTAAAAACTGAATAGCTTTTGAAGCGCAGTTGTAAGCGCAGTGAGATAGGCCTTAACAGGTTTGTCTTGCTGCGCTTTTTATTTTGCCGGAAAGGAGGAACACATGGCTGAGTATCAGATAGTTGTTGACGGCTTTTTGAATAATCCACTGACCGGACGCAGACCGATTGAAACGCCGGAGACGGAAATCAATCAAGCAAACGTGCTGAAAGTGGTCATGGGCAAGGCAGAGCCTATTCATCTGCTGAACAAGAACGAGATTCGCTTTCTACACAACTACTACTTGGGTAGCCAGCCTGTCCTCCACCGCACGAAGGAGTACCACGCTGAAATCACCAACCGCATTGTGGAGAACCACGCCAACGAGTGCGTGGGCTTCTACACAGGCTACATGAGCGGCACTCCTTGCTCTTATGTGCGGTCTGAAACGGCAATAGGTGACGGTGAGGAAATCGCCCGCCTGTCCAATGCCTTGCAGTATGAGGGCAAGGATGCACTTGATCGGCGGCTCTGGCAGTGGATGTTGGAATGCGGACAGGGATACCGCATTGTTCTTCCTGACAAGGGGTACAACGGCAACTACCCGGACGAAACACCCCTGCTGGTTGACGTTCCCGACCCGGATATGGCGTATGTGATTTACAACTCCGGCATTGGTCACAAGCCCATTGCCAACGTGCTGCACATCCCGCGCAATTATCAGAATGACCTGAACGACCTGATTTGCGTGTATACGCCAAACCAGTACTTTGAAATCGACAACGGCAAGGTTACAAAGTCCGAGAATCACTCTCTTGGAATGTTGCCGATGGTCGAATACAAGCTGAACCCGGAGCGTATGGGTCTGTTTGAACCTGCAATCCCTGTGCTGGATGCCATCAACGACCTTGAAAGCAACCGTTTGGACGGCGTGGCGCAGTTCATCCAGTCCATCATGGTGTTTACCAACTGCCTTGTGGACAAGGATGCGCTTGACCAAGTGAAGGAACTTGGCGCAATGTGCCTGAAATCCACTTCTGGTCTGCCCACTTCTGTATCGCAGATTGCAAACGAACTTGACCAGCAGCAGAGCCAGACCCTGCTTGATTCCATGCTGAACGTGTACCGCAGTCTGACCGCCATGCCTAGTGCCACTGGCAGCGAGAACGCAACGTCCGACAACGTGGGCGCAGTTATCGTCCGTAACGGATGGAATCACACCGAAGCAAGGGCACAGCAGTACGAGAATATGTTCAAGTACGCTGAACGGCAGAGCCTGTCTGTGATGCTGAAAATCCTGCGTGACACGGCTGGTTCTAAGCTGATGGCAAGTGACATCAACATCAAACTTCCCCGCCGTCAGTACGACAACCAGCAGAGCAAGGTTCAGATTTTTGCACAGATGCTCAGTCAGAGCATTGACCCGCAGTTGGCGTTCACTACGCCCGGTCTGTTCCCCGACCCGCAGGCTGCTTACGAAATGAGCAAACCTTTCCTGATTGCCGCTGGTAAGCTGGGCGAGGACGGGAAAGCACCGAAGCCGCAGGAACAGCCTGAACAGAATGTTACCGGCATAAATGTCGAGAATATGACTGATAAACAGCCAAACAATGCGGATGGAGAAAAAGATAATGCGTGATTTTTGGAAACAGTTGTTTTGCAAACATGATTATACGCTTTCTCGTTGGCATTGGACGCACGGCATCAACGGAAACGAACCACGAGAAATGGAGTGCGAGTATATCTGCACGAAATGCGGGAAATTCAAATGGACACACCCTGACCGAAATTCGGCGCGAGAAAAATCTATTTTGGATAGTGGCATTGAGCCGTACAAAAGAATTTACCCAAAGGAGTAAAGAATCACCCCGAATTTTCGGGCTGATATATTCCGGCAGGGAAGCCGGGATACAAATTTCGCAGCGTTGCAGGGAAGCAACGGTAAAAAAACGCAGGAGGAAATTAACGATATGAAACTTAATGTGTTGCTTGGTGATGCCTACAAAGAGGGCATGACCGCCGATGAAATCATTTCTGCGCTTGAAAAGGTCGCAGATCCTAGTGCAGAGGTCGAGAAACTGCGCAACGCCGTGACGAAAGCCAATGGCGAAGCTGCTGAGTACAAGAAGCAGCTCAAGGCAAAGCGTACCGATGACGAGAACGCCGCACAGGAACAGGCTGACAAGCTGGCAGAGATGCAGAAGCAGATTGAAGCCCTGACCGCCGACAAGGAGAACCTTGTCAAGGAAAAGACCCTTTCATCTTACCGTGAGAAGTTCGTTGCACAGGGTTATGACGCTGAACTTGCCAACAAGGCTGCATCTGCACTGGCTGACGGTGACATGGACAAGGTGTTTAAGTTCCAGTCGGAGTTTATGACTGCCCACGACACCGCATACAAGGCTTCTCTGCTGAAGGATATGCCCACACCTCCGGGTGCGGATGGCAATGGTGACGGCGCAGATAGCGCAGGTGTTTCTTTTGCCAAACGCTTTGCGAAGGAACGCGCAGACGCAAACAAGGCATCGAGTGACGCAATGACTGCTTTCCATTAAGGAGGAAAACATGAAGTACACCAATACTCCGGTATCGGCTCCTGAAAGCACTATTCTGGCTGCTGATACCTACGTTGCCATTCCCTTTACCGTCAAGGAAACCAATGCTGTTCCAGCTGGTTATCCTATGGCAAAGACTGGTCTGAAAGCTGCTGCCACTACTGGCACCAGCGCTACCGATGCGGCTACCGATGCCATTGGCATTCTGCTGCACACTGTTGACCCTGCCGTCAACCCCAATGGCGCACTGCTGATTCAGGGCGTTATTGATGTGGACAAGGCAAAGCTGTCTGGCTTTACCTATTCTGCAAACGATATTGCCGCTCTGAAAAAGGCTGTTCCCGCCGTTTTCTGCCGTACCGATGTTGGCGCAAAGAGCGAGTAAGGAGGACTAAATTATGGCACTGAATCTGAATGAAATCTTCTCCCCTGCTGCGATTGCCGCCTACTGGACGAATGACCCGACCAATGCGCAGCCCTATGCTTCTGATGCTCTGTTCCCTGCCCGTAAGAAGGTCAGCATGGAACTGAAGTGGCTGCGTGGTCACAAGGGCGTTGGCGTTTCGCTGAAGCCTAGCGTGTTCGACACTAAGGCTACGTTCCGTACTCGTCAGGGCATCAAGATGACCGAGACCAGTATGCCGTTCTTCCGTGAGGGCACTCACATTGACGAGGAAGACCGCCGCAAGATTATCTCTGTTCTGGCTACCAATCAGGAGTTTGCGGCAGACGTTATCAATCGTGTCTACGATGATACCGCACAGCTTATTACCGGGGCTCGCATTGTGCCTGAGCGAATGGTGTGGCAGCTTCTGGCTCCTAAGACTGGCAAGCCCGGCATCTCCATCGAATCCAACGGTGTGAGTTACGTCTACGATTACGACCCTGACGGCACTTGGCAGCAGTCCAATTACAAGGCTCTGGCTACCAAGGAGAAGTGGGATGCTCCTACCACCGCAACCCCCATCGCCACGATGACCACTGCCGCAAACACCGTGCTGGCAAACACTGGTGAGATTATCACCGATGCCTACATGAACACCAACACTTTCCACAAGATGATTGCTGCGGATGAAATCAAGAACCGGTTCCTGACGGTTATGAAGACCGCCACCGCTGTGCTGGTTGATTCCGAAGCACGTTCTGTTGTCGAAAGCGCATCTGGCATCCGCATTCACCTGTACGACAAGATGTACAAGCCGGAGGAAACCGCTGCTGCCGAAAAGTATCTGCCTGATGGTTATGTCGTTCTGGCTCCTTCTGGCTCTCTGGGCAATATGTACTATGTTGCCACCTCTGAGGAAGCCGACCTGATGGCTGGCATCTCTAACGCACAGGTTTCCGTTGTGAACACTGGCGTTGCTGTTACCACCGAGCAGACCGTGCATCCTGTCAACACCAACATCTACGTCTCTGAAATCGTCCTGCCGTCCTTTGAGCGCATGGACGCTGTGTACTGCATCAAGGCTTACTAAGGCGAAAGGAGGAAAGCAGCATGGGAGACCAGTATTCCGAAGCGGCAGTCAAGCTGGGGCAATACATCGCCCCTGCACTTGACCGTGAAATCACGGACGAAGACTACCCACTCTTCGACCTGCTGCTTGATTTCGCCAAAGACAAGATATTTGCACAGGGCTACCCTTTCGGCAACAGACCGGAAGAGCTGCCCTCGCAGTATCAGTCGTTGCAGATACGCATTGCAGCGGAACTGTACAACCACATCGGCGCAAACGGACAGACGAGCTATACCAACAATGGTATCACTCGTGTGTGGGAAAGCTCCGATGTGGCGCAGTCCCTGCTAAATGAAGTGGTTCCGAGAGTAGGTGTTATCGGCTGATGTTCAATGGAAGCCCGCTGGATAAACGCCCGCTGTGGTATTCAAACCCAGTTGGCAAGAAAACGCCTGTCGTGGACGAGTGGGGAAACGAGACTGGCGAATCCGCATACGAATCGTGGAGCGACCCCGCAAAGCTGATGCTGAACGTCAGCCCCCCTACTGGTTCTGCGGAAGCAAACCCTTTCGGCGCGTTCACGGATTACAGCTACATTGTCAGCTCGTCTAGCAGGAAGCACAACACACCGCTTTATGAAGGCACACACGTCTGGTTTCAGACAGACGTTTCCAAGCCCTTCAATTACATCGTGGCCAAGGTCGCAGAGCATATTACCGACACGAAGTATGCGCTGAAAGAGGTGGCTGCAAGTGAAAATTAAAGTGAGGTTGAGCGATGCCGGACTTAAACAGGCTGAGGAAGATATTCGCAAATACAAGACCACCCTGAACCAAAAAGCACAATTGTTTGCAAGAGCGCTTGCCGATAAAGGTCTTGCTGTTGCAACAATCCGTTTTGCCAATGCCCAATATGCTGGCAAAAACGATGTTAAGTGCGAAGTTAGCCAAAATGGCACTTCTTGCACCATCCTAGCGGAGGGGCAGGCGGTTGCTCACATTGAGTTCGGCACAGGTGTTATACATCAGGGCTGGGGCGCTGCCGGAACAGTCGGCCCGCTCCCTTTGCCTGATAACATTGGTGAACATGGCACATACGGCAAAGAAAACGGCAAGCACAAGCGCTGGTACTACTACGGTGAATCTGGCAATGCCGGTACGCCTGTCAAGGAAGTAGACGGCAAGGGTCAGCTGAACTACACCAGTGGTAATGATGCAGCTATGGCTATGTGGGGAGCTGTTGAGGAAATGGCTTCTCAGGTCGAAGCAACGTGGAGGGAGGTTTGGAATAGTTGATTGATTATTTCAACTCTATCTACACGGCTGTTGCCAAGGAACTGCGAAAGCAAGTGCCCGGTATCTTAGTCACTAGCGAAATTGATGACCGACCTGTTAAGAGGTTTCCGTGTGTGCAGATAGAGGAAAACAACAATTTGCCTGTACATATTGATTCTGCTGGTCACAGCAAGTACGCTGCTGTTTCCCTGCGCGTGCGGGTCTACTCCAATAAGAACACCGGACGCATTGCAGAAGCACGTTCCATCGTTGGAATCGTGGATTCTGTTCTTGAACCGCTTAAATTTTATCGCAAATCGTTTGCCCCGTTGAATGGGCTGTACAACAATTCCGTCTATCGGATTGATTGCAGCTATGGGGCAACAATCGGAGAGGACGGAATGATTTACCGAAACTAAGGAGGTAAACATTCTATGAGTACTGCTATCTCCGGTCTGAACACTACCCTTTACTGTGGCGAAAGCGCAACCACTTTGACGAAGCTGTGCGACATCAAGGATGTGCCCGACCTGATCTCCGACCCGAACCTTCTGGATGCAACCACCCTGTCTGATGGTATGCAGAAGCAGATTTTTGGCATCGTTCAGGCTGACACCAAAGCCTTTACCGCCAACTACAACAAGACCGACTACGCCGCCGTCAAGGATGCTGGTTATGACGATACCTCTGAGAGCAACGTGGACAAGTACTACGCCCTGAAGATGCAGGACGGCTCCGGCTTCACTTGGCAGGGTATGCATCAGGTCGGTCTGTCCGGCTTTGGCGTGGATGAGGTCGTGGAAATGACCATCAATTGCATCTTCCACTCTACCCCGAAGTTCAGCGAGAGCCTAACCATTAATGGCGGCTAATCTGCACAAATCGAATCAATCAAACCGAGCAGAACTAAACAACGGATTTGGTTCTGCTCCTATTTATAAAGGAGAGCATTTATATGGCTGCAAAGGTTATCAATTTTCATTCCCCCGATGGCAAGAACACTTATGAGCTGACTTTCACCCGTGAGAGCGCCGAAGCCACTGAGCGCAACGGCTTCCAGATTTACGAGTTCTCCAACGGCATCAACCCTATCAAGAACACTTCTGCCCTGTTCTACGGCGCGTTCATTGCCCGCAACAAGGGCATCAACCGAAAGACGGTCGATGATATGCTTGTGCACACCGAAAACAAGGAAGGTCTGATAGCTGCCCTGATGGAGATGTACGCGAATTCTATCAAGGCGCTGATCGCTACCGATGAAGAGGACAAGACCGCAAAAAACGCAACGTGGGAGATTGTGTAACTTCACAGTCTCAAGAATCGGACGGCAATACAGAGCCATTCTCTGTGTCTAAGCTGTTCCACGATGTAGAAGCCTATTACATCTCCATTGGCATGACCTATGACCAGTTCTGGCGTGACGATGTTTGGCTTGCAAAAGTCTACCGAGACGCGGAAGAACTACGCGCCCACAGAGCCAATGTTGAAGCGTGGAGAAATGGCTTTTACATGAAATCTGCGCTTTCCTCTACGGTTGGCAATATGTTCCGCAAGAAAGGGTCTAGCCCCATCAAGTACATGGATAGACCGATTCCTCTTACCCAGAAAGAGCAGGACGAGTACGAATACCAACGCGCACTGGAAGCGCAAGAACGCATCAAGAGGGCAATGTTCTCTATGATGAATCAGAAGGACGGTGGTAGCAATGGCTGATGTTGATATTACAAGCTTATCCGTAGAAATCTCTGCGGAATCGCAAGGCGCAGAGCTTAACATCGACAAGCTCACTACCGCCATTTCTAATTTGCGGACGAAGGGCAGCGTTGGTAAGGTCTGTACAAGCCTTGATAAGCTGTCTAGTTCCATTTCCGCGCTGAAACAAGCGTCTGCCGGAATTTCCGGTCTGGATAAGGTCACAAACTTCCTGAACGGTATCTCTTCTGTCAACACAACCGCTGGCGTGAGAGGCGTTAACTCTGTTGTAAATGCCATCAAGAAGATTCCAAACGCAGTATCTGCTCTGAACGGCGTGGACTTCTATTCCATGTCCGGTAGCATCACGCAGTTGACGAATGCTCTTGCTCCCCTGTCCATTTTGGACATTTCCGGCTTGAAATCTCTTGGCAGCGCGTTCAAGGCAATTGGTACCGTACCCGACCTGACCGACAAGCTAAAAGTAGCAGACCTTGATTCTTTTGCGGATTCTTGCCAGAAGATATCCACCGCTCTTACTCCCCTTGCATCTCAGCTTGAAAAAGTAGGAAACGCATTTGCAAAGCTACCCCCGCAGTTGAGCAAGGTTGTGACACAGGCTAACCGCGTGACCGCTGCCAACGAACGGCAGAAAAAAAGCTACATGAGCCTTTCCAATCAGCTGAATGGTTTCATGCGGTCTGCGGCAAAGCTGGTTTCGTTAAAAGCTATCGCCACCTATCTTGGAAACGCAGCGGAAAAATTCAACAGCTACTATGAAGCCGCAAACCTGTTCGGCGTGTCCATGAAGGGGCTGACCGGCGAAGCAAGCACGTTCATCAACAAGATGGAGACCCTGCTTGGCATCGACCCCACCGAAGCCATGAACAACATGGCAACGATTCAAGGCCTGACCACCTCGTTTGGCATGGCAAGCGATAAGGCGTATGTGCTTTCGAAAAACCTGACCCAGCTTGGCTACGACCTCGCTTCTTTGAAGAATATCCCGGTTGCGGAATCCTTTACGAAGATTCAGGCAGCTATCTCCGGCGAACTTGAACCGATTCGCCGTCTGGGTGTCGATATTTCTAACGCACGGTTGCAGCAGGAACTGCTTAATCTTGGCTATTCGCAGAGCGTTTCTACCTTGTCTCAGGCTGATAAGGCTGTTTTGCGGTACATTGCCATCATGAAGCAAACCACCGATGCACAGGGAGACTTCGCCCGCACTCTGTCCAGCCCTGCCAATATGATTCGCATTTTGCAGGCACAGCTGAACAGTCTGGCTCGCGCTGTTGGTTCTCTGCTCTACCCCGCCCTGAAATCTATCCTCCCGCCGTTGATCGCTGCTGTTGAGCTGGTCAAAGAACTAATCACCGGAATTGCATCCCTGATGGGCGTGAAGGTAGAGTTCCCGGATTTCAGCAGTGCAAGCGATGCTGTTGGCGGCGTCACGGATGCGATGGACAATACCACCAAAGCGACCGGCAAAGCTGCAAAGGCGTTCAAGAACTACATCATGGGCTTTGATGAGCTGAACGTCATCCAGAAGGACAATGGTTCTTCCGGTGGTTCCGGCTCCGGTGCTGGCGCTGCTGGCAATATCTTGGGCGATGTAGACTTGTCCGGTTACGATATGTTCAAGAACTATGTCGGTTCTTCTGTTGATGAAATCAAGGCAAAACTTGAAAAGTTACTTCCGCTTGTCTCTGGAATTGCAGCTGGTTTTGCAACATGGGCAATTAGCAATGCCGTCCTTACTGCTCTTGAGAAAATCAAAGGTGAAGGGTCTTTGATTGAAGCGGTCTTGAAACTTTGGAAAAACCCGATAATGGCAGCTGCGGTTGCCGTTGGCATTATCGTTGCAAGATTTGTAAGCCTTTATCAGAATAGCGAAAAATTCCGAAAAGGTCTTGAGCGTGTAAGGGCTCTTGTCTACCTCGCAGCAGAAGGATTCAAACAGGGCTGGAACATATCGCTTACCGATGGGAAACTCGGAGAATCCATTGAATACCTGAAAGAATCTCTTTCCAATCTTGGACAATCTATCCTGAATTTGCTCCCTGAAAGCTGGCAGGAAGGAATCACTTCCGCGTTTGATACCATTTCAAAAGTTGTGAAGAACCTCGACCTTGATGTTTGGGATTTAGTTACAACGCTTGCTGGTATCGGACTTATCGTATCCGGTCATCCTGTTGCGGGTCTTGCGGTTATTGGCTTTGAAGCTATTTCCGTAGCCGTTCGCGGGCTTGGAAGTGAAAATCAGAAAACTGCCTTTGGAATGGAAACCGACTGGTTTAATTCCTTCAAGTCTATTGGCGAAAGCGTTGCAAACTTTGCGGCTGCTGCCGTTACCGCGATTGGGAACATCATTAACGATATTGCAATCTTTGTTGGTTGGATTAAAAACGGTGTTTCCGAGACAGACCGTCTGGATTTGCAGATGAACGGCAACTTCATTGAAAACTTTGTAATGGGCATCGCTCAAACAATCCATAACATCGGCGTATTCGTTGGATGGATTATAAAGGGCGTTGATGAATCCGACCGGCTTGCAATTGCGGCGAACGGTAACTTTGCAGAAAAGTTTATTCTTCTGATTGCGGACGTTATAAACGGAATCAAAGAAGCCGTGAAGTGGTTCGGAAACCTGATTGAAAAAATCTCTAAGTTCAATCCTGTTAGCGTTGGCAAAAACATCATAGATGGCATCGCAAAAGGCATCGTTGGCAAAAAGACCGTTGCGGATGATGCCGTCAAGGCTGTAACGGACGGAATCAAAGAAGAAGCGCAGACTGAACTTGAAATCCACTCCCCCTCCAAAGTTTTTAAGGGCTACGGTGGTTACATCGTAGAAGGTCTTGCCAACGGTATCTCCGCTGCCAAAGACCTTGCGGTAAACGCTATCCAGTCCGTGTCTGACGCGGTAAAGACCATCGGTTCTCAGCTGGCAGACGAAAACTACGGTCTGCGCGGTGGCTCTATCAGCTTTTCCGTTGACGCAAGCGGCAAGTCCATGATGGAAACCGCAAATGCACTGAAACGTTCTGTGCGCACCACTAACGACAGCTTCGGTGGTTGGTTCAAGAAGATGAAAACCGACTTGAGCGATTTCACAGAGGGCATTGACGCTGTGACTAAGGCTGGCAAGGATATCTCCAACGGCTTCAAATCTTCCGTTGACGCCCTTACCTCTGCATCAAAGTCCATCCTGAACACGCATGATGGTTTTGTGAGCGCGGTCTCTGATATCCGGTCTTTTGTGAAAAAGAGCGTTGCAGAGATTGAGAACGAGTACCAGTACAACGGCTTCTTTGGCGCTGCTGGTCTTGCCATCCAAAAAGCATTCGAGGGCGTTTCCCTTGTTTTTAACAAGGTTTCTGCTGCTATCAAGAACGTGTCTGACACCATTGACAGCGTGAAGAACGTCATTACCACCTTTAATGCTCTGAAAACCAAAGTTGGTGAGGTCATTGACCAAGTTCCCCTTTTGAAACAGGCGTATGGTGGGCTGAAATCTTTCTTCAGTGACTTGTTCAGCAAAGACAGCGGCATTGGGAAGTTTTTCTCTGACAGTTGGGATTCTATCTTAAAAAGCACAAAGCGGTTCTTGAACCAGCTTGGGATTGACTTTTCCGATGCCTGGGAATCTCTTGGTATCAAAGACGGAGTAAAAAAACTCACAAAATTTATTTTTGATGCGTTTGACACTAACTGGGGAGACATCCTTAAATCTGGTCTGAACTTTCTTAAACAGCTTGGTTCCAACTTAGGTATCGGCTCTGGTGGCGGCTCTTCCGGTGGTACATCAGGTGGAAGCTCTGGCTCTAGTGGAGGCTCTGGCGCAAACTGGTTGGGCGCGTTGATCAATGGTGGCATGGCCGTTGTCAAAGCTATTAGTGGAGATTGGATTGGTGCAATTTTTAGCGCTCTCGGCGCGGTTGGAAACGTCATAAAACCTTCTCCGGGCGGTGGGACTTCCGGCGGAAATTCTACCGGTGGTTCTAGTTCTTCCGGCGGCTTCTTTAGTACTATCATTGACACCGGAAAGAAAGTGATTGGCGATATTGGCAATTGGATTGGCGGTGCCGTAGGAAATGTTGTTGATTTTTTCAAGAACATCTTCGGCTTTGCAAGCGGAGGTTTCCCTGATGCCGGGCAGTTGTTCATCGCCCGAGAAGCCGGTGCTGAAATGGTCGGCTCTCTGGGTGGTCACACAGCAGTTGCCAACAATGACCAAATCGTTGAGGGCATCCGCGAAGGTGTTGAAGCTGCAATGGAGCGTCAGAACCAGCTTCTGCGTCGTCAGAACGAACTGTTGCAGGCTCTGCTTGAAAAGGAAGGGAGCGCGGAAGTCAACGTGTCCAGCTTCTATCAGGCAGTGAACAGAACCAATCAGCGCAATGGAAAAACGATTATCCCGGTAGGTACTTAAAGGAGGGGCATTTATGGAGCTTGACCAGTACAATCCGATTCGGAGCGTGGATGGGCAGTATCTTAAATGCCCCTCTTCTTATCAGTGGCGGTTACAGGACATTTCGGCATCCGATGCTGGACGCACAGAGGATAACAAGATGGACAAGAAACGTCTTGGACAGTGCGTCAAGCTGGAACTGGAATGGAAATACACTACGATAAAAGAAGCCGCTGCTATCCTGAAAGCGTTCAACCCGGAGTACATCAACGTTACCTATCTTGACGCAATGGCTGGCGATTGGAAAACCAGTGAGTTTTACGTTGGCGACCGTGCTGTTCCGATGTATAATTCACGGATGAATCGCTGGGAAGGGATATCCTTTAACATCATCGAAAGGGCTGCACACTGATGGTCAATGTATCGCAAGATATCATAAAATCCTTCAACGAGGGCAATCAACAGACTGCTCTTATTGAAGTTACTGCTGGCGGTAAGACGTTCACCATCACCGATGCAGATATCATTCAGGGTGGACTGAAGATTGACCGGTACTGCGTGACCAACAGTAAAATCGAGGTCGGGTCTGCGGTCGCGTCCGAACTATCCTTGAAGCTGCGAAACTACGATGGCAAGTTCAATGATGTTTCCTTTGAGGGCGCTGTCCTGAACGTTAAAATCGGCATCAAGCTTTCCAGTGTCCTTGATGGAGCAACGCTCGGCAAGGGCGTTCTTGGGCGCATGATTCTTGGCTCTGCGTCCTCCGATCAAGACGTTGCATACGTTCCCTGCGGTCTGTTCATCGTGGACACGCCGCCCCGCAAGCTGAGTACGATAAGCATTTCCGCACTGGACTACATGGTCTTGTTTGACCGTGAAGTGAACGCTTCCGCGCTCTCCTTCCCTGTCCATGTTGACGCACTTATCCAGAAAATCTGCTCCATCTGCAATGTCACGCTTGCAACAGATGTTTCGGTACTGCCAAACCACTATTTCAGCATCGGCGGTCTGCCGGATACTAACCAGAAGCTGACCTACCGGCAGCTCTTGCAATGGTGTGCACAGCTTACCGGTACTTGCGCGTTCATGGATGGCAGCGGAAGGCTTGTACTAAAGTGGTACGAACAGACCGGCGTTACCATCACCGCAAGTGAGCGTTATTCCAGCGATATGTTGGAGAACGACATCACCATTACCGGCTTTACCTGTGACGATGGCAAGGGCAACACATACTTGTCCGGCACAGCAGATTACACGCTTGATCTAAGTGACTGCGGTTTCCTGACCAACGCCTACGAGGGTGTTTTGAAGGAACTGCAAGCTGCACGGGGCGGGTTTGCCTACCGCCCATATAGCGCCACTATTAAGTCTGCACCGTATTTGTTCCCGCTCGACATGATACGTTACAAGGACAAAGACGGCGTTGTGCATGGTACCATTGTCACCAACGTTACGCTTGCTTTGAACTGCAACACGGCGATTTCTGGCGCGGGTGAGACTGTCACAAGCTCTTCTTATGCGCAGTCCACAAGCGGTGTCACAAGCCAACAGGCAGCAACTGACAGGGCGAATCTCGAAAAGATAAATCAGACCGCCACGCAGACCAATCAGACCAAGAACGACTTGACGCAGTTCAAGACGCAGTATTCTTCCGATTTTGAAAAGACGCAAGCTGCCATTGAATCCCGCGTTACGAAGGAAACGTACCAAACTGACATGGATGGCGTTTCTACGCGTATCGGTGCAGCAGAAACAAAGATTTCTCAAAACGCTGATGCTATTACTCTGCGCGCAACAAAAGAAGAGCTTTATAGCATGATAACGTTTACTCCTGAAAATGGGTTGGTCGTCACTCGTAGCGACTGGGAAGGCAAAGTTCAAATCACAGGTCAAAACGTACAAGTCGTTCGCGGAAATAATAAAGTTGTTATAAACGACAATGGCATAGACATAACGAATGCCTACGGAAGTGTTTCTATATACAGCGGTGGCATATCTTTTCACGGCATTCGAAACAGTAAAATTTTTGAATGGCCTTACCAAAAAGATTCTTCTGGAAACCCAACAGGAGAATTTACTGCGCAAACAACAAAAATTGATCTTTCGTCCTACTCGTCTGTAATGCTGGTCTATGACACGCATAAAAAAGGAACATGGCTTGCCAGTGGCGGAAGTGCTGGTAGACTTACCGTTATTCTTCCTGTTAACGGTCAAACATACTCTTATGCTTATCCGTGGAATACGGTACACTGGCGAGAGGTAACAGTATCATATAATGGTATCACTTTTGGAAGCGGAAACGAGAGAACGTCCGACTATAAAAATAACGTTATAACTGGCGTGATACATTTGGAAGTTCCTATTGCTGATGGTGTTACGAAAAACGATGAGGTTTGCCGCCCGTTGGAACTATACGGTTTTATGTGAGGTAAATATCATGGAACATTTCAAGTTCAAGTGCAAAGTCGGATTGGATGGCCGATTGTATGGCGGCGGCTGGTGCCACGAAAGCGTTATTCCAAACCCGCTGCCGCCTGATGAGATTTTGTTTGATGACCTGTCAGGAATGACAGAGGGGTTTTATACAGACTACTTGTGGGATGGAGCCAAGCTGATATACAGTCCCGTGCCAAAAGTCGAAGAGCCTGTTAATACCGAAACAGAAACGGTTTTTACGCAAACCAATGAAAATGGAGAGGAGTTAACTTATCAATGAACTATCAAAAGCAGAACTTTGCAAACGGCGAAGTACTTTCCGCTTCGCAGCTGAACCACATTGAGAATGGCATTGTGGATGTTGAATCTGCCGCCAACGCAACGAAAACCGTTGTCGATAGCATAATCGACCCCACCCTCTCCCTCTCCGGTAAGGCTGCGGATGCAAAGGCTACCGGTGACGCAATCCGGGGCGTAAGGGATGACCTTGCATCAGAGATTTCCCGCGCGGAAACAGCGGAAAAAGCCAACGCTGACAACATCGCGGCTGAGGTCGCCCGCGCACAAGCCGCCGAAAGCGCCCTATCCACTAAAATCACGGAGGAGACGGAGCGGGCAAAGGCGGCAGAACAGGCGAACGCGGACGGAATTGCCGCTGAAGCGTCCCGCGCCAAGGGCGAAGAGCAGCGCTTGGATACCGCCATCACCGCCGAAACCGCTCGCGCGGAACAGGCAGAGCAAGCGCTGGATACGCGCACCACAGCCCTCGAATCCTGCGGCTTTGTTGTAGTAAACGGCAAAGTCTGCATGAAATATGTTAAATCCTGAAAGGAGCAAAACACATGGCTGAAACTATGGTAACCGATCCGGTCTATCTGGATCAGACCGCAAAAGACAACGGCAGAAAGCTTGACCAGATGACCGCCGCCCTGCTGGGTATGTCCAGCTCGCTGGGCGTGATCGCGCGGGCACAGACCGGCGTGGTGGAGGAGATGGACTATAACGGCATCAAGGCCGTAGTGGCCGCCGGTAACGCACCGGCGGTTTTCCCGGTTGGCACGCAGCTGGTCAACACCTACACCGGCAAGGACGGCAAAGCCTACGACTGCCCGTGGGACGTGGTGAAGTCGAACGATATCGCCGAGGGTGAGACCGGCA